TACATTATCATGGATGAACTTTATGGTAACTTGACAGGACGGGCTATGGATGCGGAAGGTAAACCGGGGTATTTAGGGTACAAACTTGAATTTATAAAAGAATGATTATGAATGAAGTTAGAAAGCTATATAACGATGATGGATGCGTTCTTAAAGAGGCATCTAGCAATGACTATGAATCATGGAGTTCAGCAAGAACACTTGGTCCTATGGAAAGAAGGAAAGAATACAGAAACCTATGTTATAATTTTGAATATGAGCGGGGAACTAATATCCCTCACTGTGCAAAGAAAGGTGTATGTGATGAGGATTGCGAATACATGAGAAATTTCAAAGGATAGGATATGAAACAGACAGTAGAAGAAGCAGCAAAGGAATACGCAGAATTGATAGTCAAGCCACAAGAGATGTATCTTTCATTTGAAGGTGTATATTCGTTGAAAGAGGACTTGTTTAATTCTTTTTCCGCTGGCGCAGAATGGCAGGCAAAGCAATCACCTTGGATAAGTGTTAAGGAACGGTTGCCGGAACCAAACAAGCTTGTTCTTTGCAGAATGGTATCAAATGGAGCGATTGTTAGTGGCTATATCGTTGTTTCATCCGGGAGATCGCCATACGTTGCGACAGACGGAGGATTTGAATTTGAGGATTGGAACGACTACGAATGTGACATGTGGATGCCCATCCCGTCTTTCGATGAAATATTAGAAGCGAACAGGGATGTATTGGAACGGATTAAAGAGAAAGGAGATTGAGATATTAAATTAAGACAAGCAAAAAAGATAATGAAGAATATCCGTAGAAATGTACGCATGGAGTATTTATACGGATTAGGACGCTCGATGAAGGCAAATGCTATTTGCGTTAGACACTATGGTAGAGTGGACAAATTTACAAAGCTAATCAATCAAATAGGAGATAAAGACCCTCTATTAGCAATTAAATTAATTAGACAATATGGAAATAAATAACGGAATAATAATAGACGGAGTGCTGCATGAAATGATTGAACTGATTGATGTGTCCAATATAAATTTCGATTGCAGTAAATGTTCATTGTGTAAAGAATGCGAAGAGTGTGAGATGAAGCATGGATCATACCTGTGTGATGTGATGGCATGTTTCTTTTTTGTCAATCGTGGCAAAGTAACGGATATTAAAACAAAGGAGGAAAAGGAATGAAAAAAGTATTGTCAATTGAACAGATGAAGCATTTGGGGGATCTTGGTATAGATACAAGCAATGCAAGTATGACATGGATGTTGTATCCTTATGAAGAAGACAAACAACCCCAATTAAGTTTACGTGAATGGAATACTTTCAAGGAACCATTTAGGATACAACATTGTATCCCTGCATTTACTTTGCTTGACGTTTTAGAATTGTTACCGAAAGAAATAAAAACAGGTACAAATAATTATTGGCTTGTAATGTCCCATGATAGCGAAAAATGGTATATATGCTACTCGGAGTTTGACTACTATAAAGAATTTAGGTCTCATTCATTAATTGATGCGGCATACGATATGTTGTGTTGGTGCATTGAAGAAGAGTATGTTAAAGTTGGAGAGGATGAATAACTATGGATGATTTGACAAAAATATTATTTTCAGTAGTTCTTATAATGCTATATAACTGTGCTTGTGGCTATGGATACGAAATATCTAAAGCTGATAATGGAACTCATATAACTAGTTCTGTTTATGAAGGACCTAATGATGGTGGTAAATGGGATATTTATGAAGAAGCACTTGAAGCCGGATTACAGGAAGCATTAAAACTTATATGATTATGGAAACAGCAGAATTAATATTTAAAGGTATCCTTACCTTATTAAATGTTTGTGCTTTGATGTTTACCTTAATCTTGGTAAACAAGTGGCACAGACTCATGGAAGACAAGATGGATAAGATAGAAGGATATGTCCGCCATGTATCAGATCGTAACGATATTGTTTACATTAACCAGCTTTCGGAATTGCAAAGACTGTTGATAAAAGAAGAACGGTATGAGGAAGCCGATAAGATTGGAAAAATAATTAAGGATGAAGAAATTAAATTAGGAATAAGGGAATGAAGAATATTAATTTGAACGAACTACGAGATCGTACTTATAAGACCGCTTGCGAGCACGGTTTCCATGATAAGGATCTGAGTAATGAACACTGCCTTTGCCTTGTCATTTCTGAGCTTATGGAAGCTGTGGAAGCGGACCGAAAAGGTAGATTAGGGAAAAATTGTAAACGTCGTTTTGAAATGGGATACAATCGTTACCCTGCATTGGTGAAAGAAGAGATGCGATTCAAATGCACGTTTGAAAAGCATATAAAAGATTCACTTCCTGATGAATTGAGTGATGCGGTTATACGCCTGCTTGACCTTGCAGGACTTCGAGGGATAAGCCTTGAACTTGCCAACGGAGATATTGATGACTGTATTGAAGATCTGGCAGAAGCCTGTAAAGACGAAACTTTTACCGAATCAATCTATTCCATCTCTACACTTCCTGTTAGATATGACGGAATATTTGATTTTTCTATTACTGTGAATGATATGATACTGTCAATTTTTGGACTTGCCAAACATCTTGACATAGATTTGCTTTGGCATATCGAGCAAAAACAAAAATATAACGAATTAAGACCTATGTTAAACGGAAAAAGATATTGATTATGAAACGTGAAATAAAATTCAGAGGAAAAGAATTTGAAACAAGACAGTGGATAGAAGGATCTTTGACAACATATCCAAGATATTACCCAACTATTACACTCGTTGAAGATGCTGAACCTATTCCCAAAAAGACAACTTGTGTAGTTCTTCCTGAAACAGTAGGACAGTTCACCGGATTATGTGACAAGAACGGCAAAGAGATTTACGAGGGGGATATAGTCAAAACAAAAGAATATGGGATTGATATTCCTAATGGAGTTTTTTGTTCCAATGTTGCTGGTTACGACAATTTTTCAGTAGATTATATTGATGGTGGGTTTCGTTTGTTAAATAATCAACGTGGATTTTTATTGTGCAAAGGTAATCATCTTGAAGTGATAGGTAACATATATGATAATCCGGAATTATTGAAAGAAAATAAGCGATGAAAACAATTTTATTTATATCTACATGTATTATCGCCCTATTATGGGTTGGTGATCTTACAATAACATTCAAGCCATTTTCCATCTCGCTTCCTGGTTGGCATAAGGCTTTAGGTATCCTTCTATTTTTTCTGTCAATGACGGTATATAATATAGGGGAATATACTAGAGGCTATAAACAAGGTTTCGATGATGGGATAAAGGAATGTATTGAAATACTTAAAAAGAAATGAATTTAGGGTACTTTTAGGGTACATGAATTAAATGGTATGTTTTTTGTTTTATTCATATTTTCCGTAACTTTGAATTGTAATGATCCCGTGTAAAGGAGCGCGGTACGTTCTTCGGACGAAAAGACTTTTATGAAAAAGAAACTTGTAATAAATAGAGAAAAATTTTGCCACTATTATATAGAAACGGGTAACGCATCAGAGGCGTATCGGAAAGCTTATCCATGCAGTGTGAATTGGAAGGACGGAACTGTGCGCAAACGTGCGTTTGACCTTCTCAAAAATTCAGATGTGGCCTCCCGGTTGAATGAACTTCAGGTTGAGGCTTGCGAGAGGTTTGATATGAAGAAGGATGATGTGCTTCGCTTTCTTGCAAGCGTGGTGAATGTTGATCCGATAGATCTGCTGTCCTCTGGTAAAGATACATATATGGTAAAGTCTGTTGAGAATATTCCGAAATCCGTCCGTCTATGCATACAGTCAATTAAGAACACTCAATATGGAGTGGAGATACGGCTATACAGCAAGATAGCCGCCATTACACAGATAAGCAAGATGCTTGGATGGGATGCTCCGGTAAAAAGTGATGTCAGTACTAATGTGCGCATGATAATTGGGGACGAGTGATGATAGAGATGGTATTCTCACATAAGTTGTTCAATCCTCTGTTTTGGCATATCCGTAAGGCTATGCATGACAAGAATATCAGGTACATTATAAACAGAGGTGGTTCTTCATCGGGAAAATCTGTATCTACGACACAGGCTGTGTTGTTGTCTGTATTTTCTTGCGAAGGTTCGGCTCTTGTTGTAAGAAAAGTGGGAGCTAGTCTGAGGAATACAGTGTATGAAGAGTTTAAGACCCAACTAAAGGCTCTTCAACTGAGTCAGTTCTTTGTGCCTAAGGAAAATAATATAACTTGTGTAAATGGTTGTAAAATTGACTTTACAGGGCTTGATGATCCTGAAAAAATAAAGTCTATCACTGGATATCGTTGGATAGTGATGGAAGAAGCAACCGAGTTCGAATATGAAGATTTTACTCAGATACGTTTCCGTCTTAGAGGTAAGGAAGGGTTGCAGATAATATGCAATTTTAATCCTGTATCTGAGGATTCATGGATTAAAACGAAAATTCTTGATACTTATGAATGGGACGATCTTCCAAATGAACTATATGGCGAAGTGAAAAATCCTCTTACTAAAAGTTCTTTGCCAAAGGCATACAGCACAATATTAGGGAAACGGGGTTGCAAACCTAGAATGATCGCCAATGAACGTACAGGAAAGCTGGAAAAGTACCCATCGGATACAATAGAACTGCATTCGTCTTATAAAAATAATTTTTGGGTGGTTGGTTCTCCGGACGGTAAATATGGATATTATGACAGGCAGACAATATCCAATTATCAATGGTACAAGGAACATGATTACAACTATTACCGGGTATATGCGCTGGGTGAATGGGGTAGTATTAAGACGGGGGGTGAGTTTCTATATGCTTTCGATTCTAATAGGCATATTAAAACAACACGATATATCAAGGGACTTCCTGTGCATATTTCTATTGATAACAATGTTCTTCCCTATATTTCGATTTGTTTTTATCAAGTGGACGGAAGTCATATAAGGCAGTTTAATGAGATATGTGCCGGTGATCCCTTTAACACAGTAACGCATGCATCTCGGATGGCTGTTGATTATCTGCGGTCAATCAGATACAATGATATGCTGTATTTATATGGTGACGCTTCAACAAGGAATGGGAATACTATAGATGATGAAAAGAGGTCATTCCTTGACAAGTTCGTAGAAGGGCTGGAAGGTACTTACCATGTCGAAGAAAGGATACCATATTCTAATCCGTCCGTGCCCATGTCTGGTGAGTTTGTCAATTACATGCTTGATGGTGGTTCCGGAATGTGTTTTTCAGTAGATGACGGATGTAAGAATTCAGTTGTTGATTATAATAATGCCAAGAAGGATGTTAACGGTGGAATGTTGAAGACGAGAGTTAAGGATAAGGTTACGGGGCAGTCTTATGAGAAGTACGGGCACATTTGCGACTGCTTACGTTATATTACCGTATGGGTGTTTAAGGATGAATATACTCGTTTCTCCTTAAAAAGAAAACGAAGTAAAATTAAGCAGGAAAATAAAGATATGAGATATTATGATATATCTAAAAATATTCAGGGGACAAGACTTGTATATGTTCTTCCCGAATATGCCGGAAAGTTTATTATGGTTTCATGTTATGTAAATGAGCGAATATATATCGATAATGTGACATATATAAGTTCATTTGATGAAAATGTTCTTCTGTCATTTTTAGAAGGGATATCTCCTGCGGAGATCTTGTTTGAAAGTGAAAAAAATTATTTTCCTATAGCACGGGGCTTAAGGGATAGATATGATGTCAGAATCATACATAAAAATATGGGAGCAGACGCTAGGATATCTGCTTTTTTGGATTTTATCAAAAATAATGTGATGTTCCGTTCAGACTATGACAAGATACCGCAATACAATGAGTTTATGGATGGAGTATTGGACTATAATGGTTCAGATGATTGCGCTGCAATTTATTCTGTAGCAGCACTGTCTTATTACGTATCGAAAAAATATAATATATAATTGGTATATTTTTAAGATATATCAAAACTTTGGCAAAAAAATATCGGATGTTGTACAAAAAATGTTGGTCTTTTTTTAATATGGGTATTTTTAGGGTATATAAATTGGAAGTTTATTATTTTAATTTATATTAAACGAAAATAATATTTGAATTACTTGTTAATTAATAAATTAATTTGTTCCTTTGTAACAGGCAATTGCCTTCATGGTGTGAAGTTGCACCATACCCACTTTTAGAACGTGATCACTGTGGAGGCAATTGCTGTATTATAACGGCGGTTGCCTTTATTGTTGTATATGAGACACTGGTTTAAGATACCTTCTTTAAAGAAGTCAAATAAGGATATGTATGATGAAGCCACCTATCATGGTAAGGATGATGGGGGTAATTTTATTTATGTACCTAAATGGGTAGAGAGCCTGTTTCCTGGCAATAAAGGAAATATAGATTACGATATGTCTACTGTTGAGGGGAAAGCAAGAGCCTTGCATGAATGTTGGCCGTTTGCAATGGTTCTAGATCATTGCGGAAGAATGATTCAGAACGGAAGATATTACGTGACAGATATGAACGGGAATGAAAAGAGGAGTTTTAAAGATATTGTGACTCTCTTAAATCGTCCAAATATAATACAGAGTGGGCGTTCCTTTATAAAACAGGTTGAGATATCCTTAAAATGTTTCGGATTTTGCCCTATTTATACATTGAGAGCTTTAAAATCCGACCTGCCTAAATCCATGATGGTAATACCTCCCGAATTATTTTATATGGAATCATTCGGTAAAGACCCATTTACTCAGACAGAACTTTCTTCAATTGCTAAAAGGGTATATATACGTTGGGGAGATGTAAATATAGAGCTTGGGGATGAGGAATATTTTGTCATATACGATTCAATAATGGATATTCCAAGCAATAATGGAGGGAAAATTGCCTTCCATTCCCCTGTAGACGCATTATCTTCGCATACGCGAAACTATATGGCTCAACTGATAGGGAGAGGAAATCTTATAGTTAATGGAGGTCCAAAAGGGATATTGTACGGGAATGATACGACTGATGTAGGGAATGCCGCCATTACTCCGTCTGAATCCCAAAAATTGCAGAATGATTTTAAAAGGAAATATGGCATAGTGCATAAGTTGTATGAAATCATGGTGACTCCTAAGAAACTGGGATGGATTACATTAGGATCAAATACGGAACAATTGAAGCTTCATGAGGAAGATAAGGCGTGTTTGGAGGCGATAGCTCAGACCATAGGTTTTGACGCCAATCTGATTATACAAGGAAGTACTTATGATAACTCTTCTCAGGCAAAGAAAGCGGCATATCAGGATCTTATTATTCCTGACAGTGAATGTATAACAGAGGCTTTGACTAATGCTATATGTAAGGACAGAGCAATAATCAAAATGGACTTTACTCATGTCGCTTGTCTTCAAAAGGACATGAAAGAGTTGGCGGATGCCTTGTCTACAGCCTCTAATGCTATAGCTTCATTGTATAACAACCGGCTGATTACTTTTGAGGAGGCAAGAACTGAGATGTCTAATTTTACAGATATTGATCCGGATAACCCAAAAGGGGAATTTAAAATAGAAATAAATAATGATGGAGACAAGCAAATACAAGGACAGGCTGGGGAAGCAGTATAAATCCTTATCTTTTTATGCAAAGGAGATACAATATGATTCTGGCAGCAGAACTATCAGTGGTTATGCCGCAATTTTCAATAACATTGATAAGTTCGGTGATATGCTCTTGAAAGGATGTTTCTCAAAAAGTATACAGGAGAGAGGTCCGGAAAGTTCTGCTAATGATAAGATTATCATGTTGTGGATGCATGACATGCATGAACCTATAGGACGCATTACGCTTCTGCAAGAAGATGAGAAAGGGCTTTACTTTGAAGCGTCTATTGATGATGTGGAAAGAGGGAATCAAGCGTTGAAACAGCTTGAAAGTGGAACTTTGAACCAGTTCTCTATAGGTTATAGTTATGTATGGGAAAAATGTGAATATGATAGGGAACGTGACTGTTTGGTTGTAAAGGAAGTCATTCTATATGAGATATCCGTAGTGTCCATAGGATGTAACGGGGAAACTGAATATCTTGGTCTGAAATCGGCAGAAGAATATGAAAGTGCGTTGGAATCACTTCCGGTTGAAATAAGTGATGTATGTAAAGGACTTCCAATAAGGAAGAGAGAGGAAGTTCAAACGTTAATAAGAAAAGCGATGTCACTCGCTCGATACAAGCCGGCAGGCAAGCCACTTGATGAAGAGGGAGCCGATAAAAAAATAAAAATATTTACAAAACCTTTAAAACTTAAAGAAGTATGAAATTTGACTTTTTAAGCAAAATTGATTTGTCGGGAATGGATGAGGTTTCCGTGAAGTCATTACAGGCGTTGCAGGACGCAATAAACGCTACTGTAGGTGATTTCATGAACGATACTATCGACAAAAAAACTTTTGAGGATAAATTAAATGAGGTTACTCAAAAGATAGACTCCGAAAAGGAATTGGAAACAGTGCGTAAGGAACTTGGTGAGATGAAAGAGATAATTGTTCGCATGAAGGGTGCAATGCATAAGAATGAAGATGGGGAAACGGTTTTCAAATCTGTAGACCAGCAGATTGAAGAGCAATTGAAGGATTTCATTACTGTAGGCAAACATGGAGAGAAATCCGTGGACTTGAAAACAGCTTGTAAGCAGTCTCCTGGATTCAAGAAAAGCCTTACACTTGTTATGAGCAAAAAGGATGTTGAGCCCTTGAAGAGTACAGGTGTGGCACCACATTATAACATGACAATTGATAGTCAGTTATCTGTTGATCCGCGTTCTCAGACTGTAATCCGTAAATTTGCCAATGTGGCAGCAATATCTACACGATCATTAACTTATGCGGAGTTCAATCCGGGTGAAGAAGAAGCCGAATGGGTTCCAGAAGGCGGTCTTAAGCCTATGATGAGCGGTACATTGTCAGAAGTTACTATCAATGCTGGCAAAGTGGCTCTTGGCACAAAAGTAACCGAAGAAACATTATCTGATTTGCCTCAGTTGGTTGCGGAGGTTAGGGCTGAGATTATCAATCGTATTGGTTTGAAAGAAGAAGAAGGTATTCTGTCTGGTACTGGTTCTGGTGGTCAGATTAAAGGGATTGGGAGTGATATACCTACATTCTCCTTGACAACTCTGAAAGTAGATAAGCCCAACACTTATGATGTTATTGTTGGTATGTATACACAGATTGTGTCAATGTCCAATATGGCTTATCGCCCAAACCTTGTGCTCATGCATCCTCTTGACTATGCACAAATGCAGTTGACTAAGGATGTTAATGGGCAATATCTTCGTCCTTTCCGTATTGGTGATGAACTGATTCAAGGTCTGAGAGTGGAAACCAGCACTGCGATCAAACAAGGTGATATTTGGGTTGGAGATTTTAACTATCTTAACATCCGTGATGTATGGGTCCTTACCATTACACTTGGGTGGGAAAATGATGATTTCACTAAAAATATGGTGACTATCCTTGGTGAGAAACGATTGATGGTTTATATCAAAAAACAATATAAAACAGCTTTTGTCAAGGATAAGATTGCAACCGTTATTGAAGCTATAACCCCCGTCGCTGTCGGCGGATAAATTTATATATGCTATGAAGGTAAATTTGACTAAAACTTATGAGGTTGAGTTCGCAAAGGACGGAGCTTCTTATAAAAAAGGTGATAAGGTAAGTGTTAATATGTTACTTGCAGCTAAGTTCTTCCAAGATGGGCGTGTTGCCACCGTTCCTACGGAATTGATAGAGGATGCTAAGAAAATCGGTGCTGAAGACTTGTTCAATAAAAAGAAGAACCTCAAAGATATTGTGTAATGTTAGTGGATTATACTTTTTTTCAAGGAGGTATTCTTGATATTGAGGGTGCTGTATTGAATATACATACTCCCTCTGAGACTAATAAGGCGATAGTTGCCAGCCTTCAAGGCTTTGTAATGCAATATGAGTCGGAATATCTGGGAAAACTCCTTGGAGAGAAGTTGTATGAGGAATTCTCATCATATATTGCCAACGAAAGGAAAACGAAGGAAAAAAGATGGGATGATCTTATAGCGCGTCTTGTCGTGAGATATAGTGATGGTGATAGTGAGGTTTCCAAATCCCCTGTTGCCAACTATATATATTTTCATTATTTGAGACATAATCATGCACAGGCAACTATTACAGGTGTGAAGGCTGACGAAGATGACGGCCGTCTTGTAAGTCCAGAAAGGAAAATGATATTCGCATGGAATGACATGGTAAGAATGAATATCAGACTTGTGAGGTGGCTTAAATCAAATAAAGCGGACTATCCGGATATCGCCACCGATTTCGAATTGTTGGAAACAATTAATTCTCTTGGAATATGATAATCGATATAATATCAGATGTATGTGCTTCCTTGTCAAAAAGAATGGATCAACAGATAAATTACATATATGGTGACAGTTCTTATATAAGGGAAACACTTCTTCTTCTTGGGAAAAGCAGGGTGACAGCATTGGGAAAATTCCCAATGATAGGGCTGTATGTTCCCTTAGACGAGGAAAGGGATAGTGAGGATTATTTTTGTAAGGCATCTGTAAACATAATAATCGCTACCAATACATTGGAAAAGTATACAAATGAACAACGTCGTGAGATTTCTTTTGAAGGTATTCTTCGACCTTTGTATTACGGATTCATAGAAGAGTTAAAAAAATGTGATAAATTTGATTTCGGTTACTCCGGTATTGTAAGCCATACATATTCAGAAAATTATAGTTTTGGAAGACGTGGTGCTGTTGATGTTGACGGTAAGGAAGTTGGCGAAAAGATAGATGCTATTGAAATAAAGAATTTGGATTTAACAGTTAAAAATCAGAATTGTTATGCGAACAGATATTAGAGAGTGCGGCAGCACGTCCGGATTTAATACTGGAATGAATTACTGCCCCCTGCAACCGGACAAGGTAGCAGGTGTTATATTGGTCATTCATGGCAAAAAACTGCCAAAGGAACTGACTGCTGATGCTTTGGAAGAGGCTTGCCATGCTGATTATCCGGACAGAATTTATCCTATTACAGGATTTTCGGAATATGCGGTAAGCGGTGGTGAACCCAATACATCGGAAAATGGTTATGCCGGTTCGGAAATAACGGGCTATTCGGCAAGGACGGATACATTCACGTTGCGTAAGTTTAATCTAGCTTTACAAGCTAATCTTGTAGCCAACAAGGATACATTGTTTGATATGTATGTTTTTGACAAGAATAATGTTATCTACGGAGAGGATGACGGAACAGACGAGCTTGCAGGATTCGATTTGTCAGGGGTTTACCCTACAGGGCAGACTTATGACTCAAGCGGACAAAAGGCTTATCTTGCGTTTAATGCAATGTATTCCGATACGGAGAAGATGATGAAAAACATGTCTGTAAAACAATCGGGTGTAAATTTGGAAAATGTTCTCAAGGGATTGAATTATGTTGAATTTGTAAAAATGACATCTCCTGAGAATACATATAAACTCGTGGATCACTATGACCGCACAGACCTTACTGCATATTATGGCGCTGTATTGTCTGAGAAGGCTTCAACAGTCGTTTCTGGTGCGTCAGCACTGGAATACAGTAACGGTGTGCTTACAGCGACAGGAGGTGTACCGGTGCTTAAATCTCCTTCTATTTTACAGGCTAATGGGGTCATTGGGATTGAACAATGGGTACAATGAGAATTAATGGAGTCACATTTATAGAGTCCGAGGTGGCCAAACTTTCATTGGATGAGTTTGTCGCTCAGAATATAGATGTATTCTGGAAGGACATTTCTAGAGAAAGGCGGAAATCAAGGCTGGTTTCCGTATATAATAGAATTATCAATAACAGTAATTTAGGAGGCGGGGGAGATTGATCCCCCGTTTTTGCTATGACATTGGAGGAATACGCGAGATGTTGGAAGAAATTGGCTGATGGCATTCAGCCAATGATAAGGGATAAGATGGAAAAGGATGCTCCTCAGTTTGAGGAATATGTACGAGAACAGCTATATAGTGGTGTTGATGGAGATGAAAATCCTTTGATCCCTGGATATACTGAGGACCCATACTTTAAAAAAACTTATGGAGAGCATTGGAAGAAAAACGCCGAACGCTATAAAAATTGGAAGACAAAGATACAGAAACCGAAACCTTCATATCTGGGTTTTTCTGCAAGAGGGAACAATACTCCAAACCTTATCATACGTGGAGATTTTTATAGTTCCATCACGGCAATACCAATATCAAATGGTATAAGGATTGCCAGCTATGGCGTTTCTTTTGGTTCTGATATTGAGAAGAAATATGGCTATAAAATTTTCAAGGTAAGCTCCAAAGCAAGGAGGCATTATGTTACGTACAGGCTTATGCCCTCTATTGAGAAATTTATAAGGAGGTGCGAACTATGAAAAACTGCTTGTGCCAAGGAAATAAGTCAATGAGGGAGATGGAACATATGCGTTCAATCGCAGAGAAGGCTGCTGTTATGGATGAATGTGTTTATATATTATACAAGGTTGGAGATGTGTATAAATTCTGTCGTGAAGGTGAAAACTGGTCAGGCGAGTTTATTGAATTCATATTTCCGTGAAATGATAGCGGACATCCGGAAGGATTACCGCTATCTATGTAAAGGACGGATCTACAAAAGATCGTTTTCTCCTTTTTCAATATTGGCTCTTATTTGCCTTAGAAGCAAGAATGATCCTTCCATCTTGTAATTTCCTAAATTTTGTTTCGCCTGCATGATGCAGCTTTCGATAGTGAGGACTAAATCTGGAGTGAACGCAGATTTGTTAATTTGCATTGTTTTGGGAAGTTGGTTAGCATGATCATTAAACCATGCAATCATTTCATTCAATTCTTCCTCTGTGTAACTTTGTTTTTTTTCAGCCATATTATATTCCCATGATTAATGATGCTTATATCTAAAAACAGTTCGTTTGTTACAAATGTTTTGTGCAAAAAAAGACATTTATTTTTTAATTGAAAAACAAAACTATCAATTATGTTATAATTTAGATTTTGTCTAAATTGTGAATGTGATATTTAATAATTGCGTTACTATATATTACTATGCGTTACTTAGTATTACTATTAATTGATATTGTCTTTTGTTTAATATTCATACCATTGTATAAGATAAAAACATCATTTACCTTTGTATCTGTAACATGTGCAAAGCGTTACTTGATGTTGATTAAATATTCTCCTATTGGAGTTTATATATGACTGTTCCGTAGTAGCTTGCACCTATTACGGAACTTTCTTTTTATACGATTCCAAGCGTGGATAGTATAAGGGAGGAAAGCAGGAGTGAATAATGGCACAATGAGGTTCGATTCCCCACCTGCTACAATCAGTCAAAATAAATCCCCAAAGGCGGAAGTGACTGAGCCGCCAACGGGGAACAATATTAATCTTATATCGCAAAGATATGGAAAATTTTAATAAGTTAGTACCTATTGATGGGGAAAATGGCGAAAAAAGAACAATAAGTTCACTGCAAATTGCAGAAATTACAGGTAAGGCATATTGTGGCGTGTTGAAAGTCATTAGAAAGATGGATATTATGTGTGTGAAAATAACAATGAAAAATATATTTTCATTATTTGTTTGTTTGAAAAAATGTTGTAACTTTGTGCCGCTACAGTTTTATTATCATATTCGGATTGGGGATTTTTTATGCCCGATATTAAAGTATTGCTTAAAATATAAGCAGAGGTTTCTCCGTACATATTCGCCCCAAAGCCGATATGGAACTGTAGCAAGTTGGAGAAATTCTCTGCTTTCTTTATTTATTAACTTTTAATTTTCATTGTTTATGCTGCAGTTGAATGAAAATTACTCAAACAGCAATAGCGTTGCTGTGTTAGGTACGGCAAGCCCTTCCGACATGGGGCAAATATTCTCTTATAATGGGAATAGTGTAAGAATGCGCAAAATGAATGGGTATATTCTTGTATGCCTTACTGACTTTGCAAAACCGTTTCCCGACAAGAATCTATCCACTATTATCAATTCAAAGGAATTAACCGATTATGTAGGTCGTTTGAGTGAAATAAAGAATTTTAGTTCGGCTGATTTGCTGCAAGTTACAAGAGGAAATCATTCAGATGGAAGAAAACAAGGCACATGGGCACATCAGAAAGTCGCTATCCGTGTCGCTCAAAAGTTGTCCACTGATTTTGCCATTTGGGTTGATGATAAGATAGAGGAGTTATTAACTACTGGAAATGCATCACTTCAACCCCAACTCCCAAATTTTAATAATCCTGCCGAAGCCGCCCGTGCATGGGCAGACCAATACGAGAAAAATCAAACTCTTGCATTAGAAGTCCAACAGCAGCAGGAAACAATCGAACTCCAGCAGAAAGAACTTATACAATCCGCCCCAAAAGTCAGCTACTACGACAACCACTTGCAGAGTGTGAATGCCCTTACCACAACTCAAATTGCAAAAGAAATAGGTATGTCGGCAGAGAAACTGAATAACAAACTGAAAGAACTTGGAATACAGTTTAGGCAGTCTGGGCAATGGCTTCTTAAATCGCCCTACGACAAATGGGGTATGCATGAAACGAGAACCAATATTTTCACAAGTGAAAGAGGTAATACCTATACCAACACATATACGGTCTGGACGCAGCGAGGTAGGCGATTTATCATTGCTATATATGAAAATGATTGGAACGTGAAGAAAGCCATCAAGCAAATAAAAGGTGAGCTGAATCCAGCCGCGTAATTTAAAAATCACATATTAATCAAGTCTTTCCCACCTTATCTTACGAGGTGGGCAGACTATTTACATCCGTTAACGTTGCGATTCGCAACATAACCCGAAAAGACTATGAAAACAATAGATAAATTAGAAATTATACTTCAAAAAATGGAAGAACAAAATAATAGACTTGAACAGATATACGGCAAACATCTCAAACTGATTGTATGCACTGGGAAAAGAAGTGAGAAGGTGAAATTTAAACATAAAGATTGAAACGCTATGTTTGTAATTTATTTAGACAATATTCTAAATTATAAATAAATATGTCACAATATTTTGAATTGTGTTTTAGTTTATATTATTTTGCTGAAAATAACCCAATTATTATAACTATAGATAAAAGTATTATGGTAGTATTAGAATTAATTATGGTCATATTTGCAATTTTGCAAATTATTTTATTCTTTAAATTATGGGGAATGACGAATAATATTCGAAATATAAGAGAAATGCTTCAATGCTATATTAAAGATAATACATTGAATAAAGATGGGAAAGTTAAGAAAGAAGATAATATTGTTCCAGTGAGATTACATGTAGATGAATATATAGGTAAATGGGGAAAATATGTAACAGAGGAAGAAATAGAAACAGTAAAAGAAATGTTGCCTAAATTGCCTCAAAGTATATTTTCCATAATAAAAATAGAGAGGACTGGGAAAATAAAGGTTCTTTCTGATTTAAGCAACATCGAAGAATCTTATAAAGTCCTTTATTATACGGAATATCAAAGAATAAAATGAAATATTATTTTTTATGGGGAGAAGTTATGGCTTCTCCCTTTTTTATTCCCTTATCTTCATAATATCAATAAAATTACTATCTTTGCTCTTAGAAGGTGCATGAAGTCATGCATCACCCAAAACTTACGAAAAGACTATGGCAGGAGCAGAATTTAAAATTACTGATGCGATTGATCCTAACATCGTTAAGAAGTTAAATGAGATAAGGATTAATATTCAAACCACATCTTCCGAATATGCGAATTTCACAAAACAATTAAGTGAGGGCATAAATTTTAAGCCGGGTAATCTAAAAGAATACCAGTCTAAGGTTGACAGTTATAATGCTACAATAACCAAATTATATGCTTCTCAAAATAGATTGTCTGAATTACAGACTAGTCAATTAAAGTTATTGACTGATATTTCCCGTAAGATAGAGCTTCTTACCAAACCATTGAATACATTGGCAGATAAGATAACGGAAGTGAAAATAAATCTGAGAGGCGCTTCCGAAGACTTGAAAAACGTGTCACAGGATGCGGAAACTGCTTCTGTTTCATTCCAAGAGGCATCCAAGAAAATATCCATGACTGCTGCTGATTTTGATTCAATCCGTCAGACGGTAAAGGCTTTTGATGCACAAGCTTCCGAATTGAACAGTAGATTAAGTGATAACAAAGAAACAATTTCAGCCTTAAGAACATCTCTGAGGGAATTATCGAAGGAGTATAAGACAGGTTCTATCAGCGAAGAGGAGTACAAGTCCAAAAGAGATGCTACGGTGTCCCAGTTACGCACGCTGACAGAGCAGAATAAACAGTATTCGGCGATATTGAGAAATCATACACAGGTAGCGATAGCCACAACAGGAAGCTATAACGAGATGAAGGCTTCAATGCTTCAACTGGAAAAAGAATATTATAACCTTTCACAAGCTGCACGTGAGGGGGCAAAAGGTATGGATATCTTGAACAATATCGGTAAGCTGAATCAGCAACTAAAGGATATAGATGCACAGATGGGCAATTACCAACGTAATGTAGGTAATTATGCTTCGGGTTGGAATGGGCTTAATGTTTCCATACAACAGATTGCGAGAGAACTTCCAGCTTTGTCTGTTAGTGCCAATACTTTCTTTCTTGCCATATCCAATAACCTTCCTATGTTTGTTGATGAGTTAAAGAAAGCAAGGGTGGAATATGAACTTCTTAAGAAATCGGGGCAGACTGCTACACCTGTATTTAAACAAGTATTAGGCTCCCTTCTTAGTTGGCAGACAGCTTTAGTTGTTGGGATAACTCTTTTATCGAGTTATGGAGGTGAGATAACCAAATGGGTAGGTAGCCTGTTTGATGCAAGAAAAGAAATTGATTATCTAAAACAGTTTCAGGAGGATTTGAATAAAGCTCAAAAAGAAGGTGTAAAAAATTCCCAAGATGAAGCTGTTAAATTGGATATATTATATAGGGCGGCTGTCAATTTGAATAAACCTATGGGAGAACGAAAAAAAGCCGTTGAGGAATTGAAAAAGCAATATCCTTCATATTTTAAAAACATAAGTGATGAAAATATTCTTATAGGGAAAGCGGCTGATAGTTATCAAAGACTATCAACCTCTATAATTGCTGCTGCAAAGGCTAGAGCTATTGAAAATAAATTAGTTGAAAAATCTAAGGAGCGTTTGGATTTACAAAGTGAATATAATGATTTGATAAGAAAAGAGGCTGAAATTAATTTGGAAAGAAGTGAATCTTTCAATAGTACAAATCCTCTAGGAATATGGATCGGAGCTGCAAAAGGTTTTAGCTTAGAAAGCGTTCAAGATGAAATTGATAGTGTTATAACTAAAATGGATGCACTGGATAAAGAAATAGAAGAATTGTCCGGCTCTATTGATATTGAAGATGTTACATTTGATCCTCATTCTGTTGATAAAGCCGCAAATGATCTAGCACAATATATAGAGAATCTTAGGAATAAAATGGCTGACTTGTCCGTTTCTCTTATAGAGGATGAGCACCAGCGTAATCTTGCTGCCATAGAGAAAGAATATAAAGACCAGATAGCAGTTATAAAGGGATATTCTGAGGAAGAAAACAAACTCCGGGAAATGTTGGTTCAAGAGAGAAAGCAGAAGGTAGCGAAAGAGAATGAGGAATATGCTAAGAAGTTGGCAGAGGCCGAAGAAAAAAGGATCGAGGAAAAGAAAAAGTATACCGATGAGATGCTAAGACTGGAAGAAGAACAATCATCTCTCCGTATAGCAGCTACAAGTACTGGATATAAGGAGCTTGAAAACATTATAACACAAAATTATTCAAAGGGGCTGATGTCGCGAAAAGAATATGATGAAGCCATGCGTGAATTGGAGAAGCAAGCCGCAAACGAGCAATTGCAGATACAGATAGATGCTACTGAAAAAATGATCGAGATAGCGGAAGCATCGGGCATGGTAAGCAAGCAACAGATTGAAATGCTGAGAGAATCCATAAAGGCAATGGAAGCAGAGATAGGTTCCATAAATGCGGATGATCAGGTGAAAAAAGCGGAAGAGCAACAGGATATTACACGAAGGAATTTTGAAGCGTTGAAAGGTTATTCTTCTGCATTGAAAGATCTTGCATCGGATATCGATAGTCCGTTTGCCGGTATATTTGACGGGATGGATAAGGGATTCAGTATTATGTCTGATAAGATATCGGGTGTTTGGAAAGAACTTACAGACGGTGAGAAGATGGAAAGAACCACCGAGATGTGGGCTTCTATGGTTAGTGGAATTGGTGAAATGATATCATCCATTTATGATCGCCAGATTGAGGCTGTTGAGGCTGAACAGGAAGCGAATGAGAAAGCTGGTGAAGAGGAAATTTCCCGTATAGAGGCTTTAGAAGAAAAAGGGGCTATAACAACAGAAGAAGCCGAAGCGCGTAAACGTGCGGCGGAAGATAAAACGGCACAAAAGAATGCCGAATTGGAGAAGAAAAAAGCTGCATTAAGAACAAAACAAGCAAAGTTTGAGAAAGCTACCAGTATAGCTGAAGCGGCTATACAGATAGCAGGTGGTATTTTGCAGACGATAAAACAATTGGGTTTCCCTGCTGCAATACCTATGATAGCTGCTCTAGGTGCTATGGGGGCGATACAGCTTGCTACTATTATAGCGACTCCTATTCCAAAATACGCCAAGGGTACTGATTCGCATAAAGGCGGATTGGCTGTAGTGGGTGATGGTGGCGTTTCCGAAACGATCGTTACAGATAAAGGGGCGTATATTACTCCGTCTGTCCCTACTTTGGTTGACATCCCTAAAGGTGCGAAGGTTATACCTTATGCTGTGGATATGGACAGGATAAAGGCTCATGCAAATGATTTTGATGGTCTTATGGCATATAGAAGCGAAAACAATCTTCCTCCTGTATCAATAGTTAATGATTATAGCGAACTGGAGAAAAAGATAGGGCATCTGGAGAAATCACAGCAGATAGGATTTGCAAAATTAGCCAAGGCGATAAGAGAAAACAATTATCAGCAATTTTCAAAAAGTATATGATTATGAGGTATACAAGTGACATATATGAACTTCCCTTGTCCGTTTTTATAGAGATCTATACCAATGATAGCAATACTATCGAATTTGACAGTGAGGACAAAGGGGCCGCATCGGCAAAAATTATCAATGACTATATAGAAATTGTTGGGAGCAAACAGTTATCCTCTGAGATATTGAATTGTAATGAACGTATGAATCTCGCAATGACCGTGGAGTGCATGAAGGCATGTGAGAACATGATGAAGTTGAAAATGTATGATGAGGTGCGTGATATTCTGATGAAGATAGGTTATTCGTGCAAGAAAGGTGATGTAATGGTCATGAATGCTAGAATATCCGCGTTAAAATCCCGTGCACAATATGATTTGGACAAGATAAGTAAGGAAAAGAATGAGGAACCGAAGGAGAAGCCTACAAAACGAGGGTTTATAAATGAAGTTGTCGCTATTGGAAAATATAATAAGATGCATATCAATCTGAAAGAATGGACCGCCGGATCTTACGCCTGTCTTGTTAGGCAGACATGCGATGAAATCGATGAATTGAATCGTAAAAAGAAATAATTATGTATTATCGATGTGAGTTACTTATAAATGGTCTGAGGTACAGGGTTACTGATGATCTTGAGAATTGGGACGAGGTGAAGGCTAGTTTCAAGAGAAATGACTATGACGGTGTTATCCGTACTTTTTCTAACAAATTTTCTTTTGCTGGGGATGCTAGAATATTGCTGTTAAAACAATATGATGAAGATTATCTGAATGCTTCCGCTTCAATAATAATAAGTACAAGAAATAACAGTTGGTTGTATAATGAACGGTTTAGTTGCGCTCTCAATTTCTCTACATTGCAGGATAATGGTAGTATCTTACAGATAAATGCCGTGGATGATAGCGTGGCGTCCATGATAAAGGCTAAAAGGGGAACCCAATATGAATATCCTGTTGAAGAGGTGAAAAGTCCCATTCCTCTTGTTTATGACGGGCTTGAACTTTCAGAATCGGCAAAATGGATTCCTACAGGTGACATATACAATGGAGAAGTAGGGGAGATTCCGGATCAAGATAATTTTGTGTCAATGGATTTTGCTGAAAGGTGGCTTCCCATGTCATTATATACAGAGGCAACCGACATTAATATAGGCAATGCCACGGAGATATCGGATCAGTCATATATAAGTATTACGGAGTATTATCTAAATGATAATGGGACGGAGGTGTTGGATGAACGTAAAGATGATGGCACTCTGATATATGCCGTAAAAAGCATCAATTTGTCTGTTGATATTGATTTTAAATTTTGGATAAGCTATAATATCATATCGCCATGGGGCTGGACTAACGGGGTACGTTTCCGACTAGCTAAAATTGGCACGGATAAAAAGACATTGGAAACAATCAGTGAGGTATTCTATGAAACGTATTCCACCGGTCTTATAGAAAAAGAATATTCAGCACATCATGATATATTCTTAGCTAAAGGAGAGAAGCTTGTGCTCCTTTGCAAAGTGCAGTCAGGGAGGGAACAGTCTGGTCCTAACCTTGCTGCCCTTTATCCCGTGGATTCAAAAAGTCGTGTTACGATATCATGGAAAAACAGAATAAATCCTGTTGAGATGGATGTTGTAAATCCCGGCACGTTGCTCAACAGACTACTCAAAAGCATTAACGGGGGAAAAGACGGATTGACGGGGGTAATAGAAAGCATGGGTGACGGAAGGCTTGATAATTGTATGCTCTTGGCGGCTGAATCAGCTCGTAAGATTCCGGGAGCCAAAATATATACATCCTTCACCAAATTTGCAAGTTGGATGAGTTATGTGTTCGGATACGCTTATGACATATCCGGCAATACGATAACTTTCCGGCACAGAGGCAAATACTTCTCGGATGATGTTGTCAAAAAAATAGATGATTTATCCGATTACGAGATGAAGGTTAATTCCGCATTGGTGTATTCGCGCATACGGATAGGCTTTGACAAACAGGATTACGACACGGCTAATGGTAAGGATGAGTTTCGTTTTACGAATGAATATACCACAGGCGTGACCATGACGGACAATAGCCTTGAAATGATATCTCCATACCGTGCGGACGCATACGGCATAGAGTTCCTTGCTGACAAGATAGGTGAAGATACTACAGACAACGAAAGTGACACTGATTTATTTATGGTAGGGGTGAAATCTGATTCGTCTGGACTTAAGTATATATTGAACAGGGATTATCTTATGGGTGGCGTTCTCAGCCCTGACACAATGTTCAATGCCATGTTTTCTCCTTCTTCTATGGTTTTGGCCAATGAAGCATATATCGGTTCATCTGTTGAGATGCTTACTTTTGCGTCTTCAGATGGTAATAGTGATGTGGGTATTGATGGAATGGGGGAAAGCAGGGATATAATTCTTTCAAAAAGGATGTTTACTGTGGCGGAAGTAGAATTTGAAACTTCGGATGTAGAGCTTCCGGAAGATCTTACAGGAATTGTTGAATTTGAACATCAAGGCAAGGTTATACAGGGATATTATCAGCAGGCTGATTACAATTTCACAAAATCACAAAGTTCAAAGGTAACTTTGATTGTGAAAAATTCTAATTCTTTATAAAGATTCAATTTTTAATTATTATATTTGCAATGAAAGCTTGTGAAGTCGCAAGCTGCTAGAAACTAACGAAAAGACCATGATATCAATCGGAGATGTTTGCCCGTTATTCTTCAAACCGCTGAAATATAAATATTCAAATGCAGGATGTTTCAGACAAGTATTTTCCTTGTCAGACAACATTTTGCTGCAAATTTTCTGCGATAACGGTGAAATACCTTTGGCTTCTTTGAATGATAAGATTGGCAATATCTCCTCGTCAATAGCACTGCTCACTTATGATGTTAATGAAAGCGTTAAGATGTATTATGCCTCATTATCTCCTTCGGAGGGGATATATACAGTAACTATAGGCGATAAGGAATGTGAGGAATTCTGTGTGTGTGAGAATATAGGTGATTCTATATTGATTGAATATTCCCATAAGGATAATAATTCTGCATTTGATAATATATTCTGGATTGATGATGTTCAGCAGATGTTTCAGTTCAGAATAATAGGAGGATTCAAACCGGATGGGGTGGACTTAAAAGTTGAGAACGAACAGTTCGTGAACCAGAAGCAGGAGATAATAGAAATGTATTCTCTTCCTTATAAGACATTTGATTTTGTATTTGGGACAAGTCGTGGTGTTCCGTATTATATAGCGGAGTTCATAAATAAGTTACTTTGCCTTTCTCACGTTAACATAGACGGTAATTTGTATGTACGGGAAGGGGATTCTGTCCCGGAAAAGCTGGATACAATAGGTAAAAAACAGATGTTTATATATAAAGTGACTTTACGCCCTAGAGAAAACGATATTGCTGGGATCGGAGGCAAAACTGAGATCGCAACTTCTTCTTCAGGTATAGCATTTTTGCTAACTAATCCTGAAGAGGACGATGTGTTAAAATACAAGAAGGCGCAAGCTGCTTTTGTTAATGAAAATTATGTGTAATCATGGCTAGAAATCATCCTATAAAGATATTGTGGTACGGTTCGGAAACGGATGCAGAAGGAAATCCGATTATACCGAAAATATCCCCATCATTTGAAAAGCGATTGGAAGGGTTGAATGAGGGTGAGATATACATACATAATGATGATAAGAATCCTTCTATTTACATAAGGACTAATAAAGACCGGGTTGTTGCCATATCGGGAAGTGCAAATATAGAGGAACTTTCCAAATACTTCCTTCGTAAAGATAAAGAAGATTTTGCCAATGAGCTGATCACTTTTTTGAAGGGTTTACTTATAGGTAAGAACGGTAGTGGAATTACTGTACTTGAGAACGGTATGTCACAGGCTGTTGTTGATTATCTGTATGTCAAGGTCAAAGCCGTTTTTGACGAGCTTGAAGTAAAGAAGAAGACGTATGTAGGTGGCGAGCAGGTGATTTCCCATGCAGGCATGAAATGCAACCGTGTGGATGAGTTGGATGATGTCTACCGTTGTTATTTCAAGGAAGAGGAAGACGGAATTGAGATAGAGAACCAGTTTACTCCGGGATCTCTCGCCATCGCACAGGAGTGCAATATCAAGACAGGCATTTCGCATCATGTCGGCAACCGCTATTACTGGCGGTTGGTCACAGCAGTAGGTGAGAATTATATAGACCTGTCCAAGACCGTGTGTGATCCTAATGTCGAGAACGATGTTCCGGTGGCAGGTGATGATATCGTGGGATTGGGCCATAAGACTGATATCACCAGACAGGCGGCGATAATTCTCTCTTCGGTGAACGAAGTTTCTCCGTCTATCATCATGTATCAGGGTATTAATGATTTTACCTTGACCGGGAAAGATGTCATTTCTTTTGATTTTGACAGGTCTACCGGCAAGGCCCGGATGAAGGTGTACGGAGATACGTATATTGGCGACAAGGACCGGACCACTTACATGGAATACACTCAGGATAAAGGTGTTGATATCAAGGGTATGTTCCACATCGAAAAAGGCTCCACCGGATGGAAGAATATGGAAGGCTTGCCGGATGAGATACAGGCGGCCGCAGATCTTGCCCAAGAGGCCAAGGATGCGATAGACAATGCCGCCGTTGGTAGTGTCAATCTGTTGCGCAATTCTGGATTTACGGGAGATTATGAAACAGAGGACCTGTCTGCCGCTACCGAGCTATCGGCGGATACCGAACTTTTTAGCAAGCAACTGGAATATTGGACGGGAGTGGCTACCGTATCTGCGGACAGTGATGCCGGCTCCGGGTACTCTGCCGCAATCGGTAGTTTGTCCCAGTCCGTATCATTGATTAAAGGAGAAAGTTATGTTATCAGTTATAAAGCAAAGGGTACGTCTGTGTCTGTTTCGTGCGGTTCTTTCAGTGTTTCTCAACCTCTCACATCCTCTTATCAGAGATATACCCATAAGATCACCTTCAATGGCAGTGGTATATTTCTTATCAGTGGTACCGCAACCGTTTGTGACCTTCAGTTAGAGCGTGGAACCATCGCTACTGACTGGAAGCCTTCAATTCTTGACAATGACAAGGCAACAGCCGGTTTCCAGTCAATCAATTATATCGCCAGCGCGATTAAGGATGGTTCTGTGGACATCCTTGGCGGTTTGATATTGGCCAATATGATCCAGTTAGGCAACTACAAGGATGGCAAGTTACAGAAGGTCACTGCCGGAGTAAGCGGCATATACAATGACGATGATGATGTGGCGTTTTGGGCAGGAGGAAAACTTGAACAGGCTATATTGACCGTGATGAGGTTTCGTAATGATCCGAATTATCAACCCACCGATGAAGAATGGGCGAATATGGCGAACTTCGTTGCCACTCATGGCGGTGATGTGTTCTTGAGAGGATATATCTATGCTTTGGGCGGATATTTCCGGGGAAAGGTTGAAATAGCCAATGGTAAGATACTGTTGAATGAGGATGGTTCCGGGCAGCTTGCCAATGGGAACATTAAATGGGATGCTGACGGAAATCCTGAATTTGTCGGGAAAGTGAAGGTTTCCTCACCGTCAGGTTATGAGATAACCATATTTCCTGAAGATGAATATGGAAGACCGTCAATTGATATTCATGATGATGATGGTAATTCGCTTTTGGACATATCTCTTCAATATGGATTGAACGGTATGGTTCCCCGTATTTTTATGAATGATCCTTCCAATAGTGATGTATTGTATTTCCGTCCGGACAGTATGGTTGTCGAGCAAAAAGGAAGTGACGGGTATATATATCAGACCCAGATAATGGGAGGACGCATAATTATGGTTAAAGGTTCTGAGATTGTATGGGATCAGAACATGTTGCCCAAATAAAGTGAAGTGATATGGAACTGAATACTATTAACAAAACGGGAACTTGGAGTGAGGCGGCAGACCGTCTTAACAACAACTTTAGCAAGACTTCCACCGAAGTGGAGAAGGTCAAGCAGAACGGCATCCGCAACAAGGGGTTGTTCTCTACTCTTGAATCACTGGAAGAGGCTGTTCCATCTCCTGTTGTAGGTGACTGGGCTGTTGTGGGGGATACCATACCAGGTCCTATATATGAATGCAAAACAAAGGGAAAATGGAGTCCTACAGGCACGACAGGAGGTGGCGGAAGTGTTGACTTGAACGGATACCTGACAGCCGAGGAGATAGACGATGTAACATCAATATTATAGTTATGAGAATCAATTATCAGTCCGATTTTAAGATCATAGAGAAGAACTTGAACGGGGATGTGAATACTCCTTTCCGGTTCACTTACTTCAATCCGTTCAAGGGAAAGTTCATAGCCTCCTTTGACGGGCATGAGTATGTGGGTTGCAGCCGCATGGAAGACGGCAACCTGCTTGTCGCTTTTGACAACCCCTGTTTTTCTCCCGGTATGTTGAAGGTCAAACGTGAATACTTCATATCCGATTCCGACTTTCAGGATGGCATCTGCAACCTTGTTTCCGTTGAAGATACAGGAATCGTACTGACTACCGGGAAGACCGATGAAAGCACGGTGGAAATAACATCTTATCCCGATTATGCCGCATATAATTCGATCCAGGCGTTCCCATTGTCGGATAATGAATATGAAGATGTGCTGAGTGATTTTGTACCTCCTTTGCCACCGGAAGAGGAAGAAGAAACAGTTACTAATCTAGAAATATAGGAGATTTATTATGGCAAAAATATATAAGCTGACCAAAGGTAGCCAAACCATTTACCCGGCAACCACAACCGATGCGGTGGTCAACCCCAAAACACGCAAGAGCCTGACTACGGAACTTTCCGATCTATCGTATCATTCTGTCTTGTTATATCAGATTAAACTATATCAAGGCTCCTTTACTTTCGCTGGAAAAATAAACAACGACGAAGTTAGTATTGCTCAGAACAGATTAAAGTCTTCTGTATTCGTGACCAAACCGGTCAAGCTGATAGTCCCCGACGGATTCAGCATCAATCTAGTGTATGCGGATGATGATTATAACATTGTAGGTGACATTATAAGGAGTGCAACCGAAATAACCACCCAATACCCCTACGCAAGAATAGGGGTAATCAGGCAGGATGGCGGTAATCTGACACCTGATGATGTGCAGATACCCGTATATGATACTTATTCTCAGAAGATGCATGACGAATCAATGGTACATGCGGAGAAAATTGTACAAAGTAGCTTCTTCCTGAATGATACGGGGACGGAGGCATTCATCATGGCCCGGAATATGATAAGGGAGCTTTATGTGTCCACCGTGGAGGAAGGCTTGAGGCTGATGTTGATCCGCAGGTTCGGTGATGCCGGTATTACCGACACCCGGGTGATCATTGGACAGACAACCGATGGAGTTCAGAAGTTCGTCTTCAATTTCAATCTTGGCGAGGCCGTACCCGAGGGCACTGAAGCCTATCATCTGGAAAATGATTACGGCACATGCCACATCCTGGTAGACTGGAGTAAGTATACAGCGCCGGTCAATACGGCCCTGAATGATGATTTCATTTTCAATCGGAACATTTATAAGGTAGAATGTTCCCCCGTTATTTTTTCCAAGCTGGAGGACACCGCCCTGAAAACAGACTATGACACCTTGAAGTCCGGTTATGACGGATTGGAAAAAGAAATAGGCTCATCCACTCCCCGTGATTACACGCAAGATGTGACATGGCAGAAGGGCGCCATAGTCAGCAATACCGGAGCTGACAATAATTCATCCTCATATTTAGAAAACAGAAGAAGGACACAAGACTACATACCGGTATATGTCAGCAGACTCAGCTTTTCGGCTGCCGCCGACAGTGTCCTCATGGTCATGTTTTATGATGCGGACAAGGTATATATCAATACATATCCCGGAATCTACACCTGGGAAGGCACGCGGACTGATCTGCTGATCGACTCTATAAAACCAGACGGTGCGGAGTACTATAGGGTCTGTATCAAGTATCCTGACATAAGTCCTGAAGATATAACCTTTATGAGCGAAGGGTACGGACTTAAGAAGGATATACAGACTTTGAGGGACGCCATCTCCGGAACAGCCGCCTTGGATAATCTGATCATCGTGGACACCAAGGGAGGAGGGGATTATGAAACGATAGAGGACGCTCTGGCAAACGCCGGTGACTCCGCAGACAACCATGTGGTCATCATTGTCATGCCGGGCACATATTATCCGGCTCCCAAGAAGAATGGTGACAGACCTTATGTTGAGAGCAACCGAAATCTGTCCCTGATCGGCATGAACCGGGACGCATGTATCCTCAAGGGGGATGTAGGCTATTATGATTACCGGATAAATGTGGATTACGCGCTGCTACGGCTGAGCGGAAACGTTCTAGTCGAAAACTTTACCTTGATCAACACATCAGAAAAGTATGAGAGTACGGCCACCGGGGAGGGATGGGACCTGACAGCCCCTCATAACCGTGCCTACTGTTTTCATGCGGACTATAACCGGAATCCCGGTGACGTCACCTGTATCAGAAATTGTAAGATGTACAATGACCATTTCTCGTGCATCGGCTGGGGACTCAGGGCGGAATCCACATTGCGATTGGAAAACTGTGAGTTTGACGCGGATGTCAGTGAGGAGAAGAACTCCCAGAGTGGTTTCAGCAGTTTCGGGGCGATATACGGGCATCTAGCGGCAGGTGTGACCAATGCGATGAACCAAAGACTGGAAATCATCCGGTGCATTGTAAGGAACAGGAACTATCCTACCGCCATCAACCAGATGGACGGGAGCGGTGCGGATGACTATACCAACATCTCATCCTCGCTCATGCTTGTGGGGAACATCTGTAAGACAACCGATACGGCAGCCTCGTTTAAGAATATCTCAATCGAGGGGAATCCGCAAGTATGTGCGCTTGACGAGGCCAGTTATGGTAATAATGTCGCATCAATGAATTCAGTAGAGTAACCCGGAAAGTTATCAATAACACTCAAAACATATATTTATGATACGAGACCTAATCATCAGAATAATGAACTATCTGTCCGTAGAAGTGCATCCGGATGCGGAATGGTAAAAGTGGAACAGGATATATGGAGCTTAATACAATAAACAAAACAGGAACTTGGAGCGAAACGGCAGACCGCATCAACAGCAACTTTAGCAAGATCTCCATTGAGGTTGAAGAGATAAAGCAGAACGGCGGTGGCGGCAGTGGTGGCGGAGGGGGCGATGTCACTAACGCTGACCATGCCACATCTGCATACACGCTGGATAAGAATACGCCTGTGCTTGACTGGTTCCTTTCCGCATTGAACGATGATGATGCGCAAGGTATAATAAACTTCCTCAAAGGTCTTAAGATAGCCGGGAATCTGATAAACCGCATCGTAAAGCAGGGTAACAAGGATGTCACCTACACCGATGAGGATGTGATGAGCGCATTGCGTGTAATGACTGAGATAGAGAACAGTGCGGAGAAGCTGAAAGAGATATTCTTGCGGAAGGATGTGGCGGATTCCACTAAGTACTTGTTATCCTTACTGGGCGGAGCCTTGATTAAGAAATATGCCAAGTTCGGTGATTTCGTTACTGGTGTATCAGGTGGATACATAGACGAAAAGGGTGACATGGAAATGGGAAGCGGCGTTTTCCGTAAGCGTCTGTTTGTCCCGGAAATAGCCTATAACCGTACAACCTATTTCAAAGGACGTATGGTAAACTCCCCCGGTGGCGGTTGTAGCGTATTGTCATACGTGGATAACGGCGATGGAACCTACACCATCACTCCCGATCTGACGGACGCGGACGGATTGAGCCAGTTTGTTGATGATATCCTTACCACCTATTTTGTGACTAAGAATAGCGAAGGCAAGCTGAATGGCTTTGAAGAGATGAAATTCCGGGTGACTGCCGCAGATTATACAGCCAAGAAGTTTACTGTCATTCCCCGTCCGGGGCATTCTGACTGGAAACCTGCCGAGCAGATGGTATTGGCACAAACAGGTAATTTTACGGACCCGGAACGTCAGACTTATATACTTATTGATTCAGTCAACGGAAACAACTGTATTACATTCTTTGACAATGCCAACACTTGGGACCCGGAACCGGCGCAGATGCCTGCGTGGTTCGGCAAGAAAAAAGGCATGACTGTAGCCGGTATTAATGCGGACAATTACTCGGCCGTTCTTCAAAACATTATCATGACCGGGCTTATCTTTCAGGTGGATGAGATCACCGGACAGACAGTGCGTGTTCCGTTGGACAAAGGTGAATGGACCGCAGGTAAGTATGCTTACTATAACCGGGTGTCACATAACGGGGCTTTGTGGCTGTGCGTTGATGATAACGGAACGACAACCGAGCCGTCAGATGATAACCCGGCATGGCTGAAACAAGTGGACAAAGGTGATAAAGGTGATCCGGGCTTGTCTGTAGTCGGTGGTGGACATTGGGAATCCGCCAACACACCATATAGTGCCAATACAATGGTCACTCTTGCCAACTGTGTCTTTATATCCAAGGTGGAAACCTCCAATCCTCCCATCAGGATATTGCGTGTCAAAGGCGGCAATTTTTTAAGAAAGAAGGACGGTGGTTATTATCTTGCCGGGAAACCTGCCGACTGGGAGGTTAACGAAGACTGGGACATGCTTCTTGACGGGCGTGAACTGAAAGGTGAGAGCATCACCTTCCTTGGTGAATTTGCCACGGCTCCAGCCAACCCGAAAAACGGTGATTCATACCGTAACACAACTGACCGCGCCACCTACATCTATCAGGACGGAAGATGGCAGCTTATGATATCGGACGGGAAAGACGGTAAGGGCTATGAGTATATATACACAAGAGGCAATATCATAGATAACACCCCTGAAAAGCCGGACAGTCAGCAGAAAGATGGTTATGTTCCGGAAGGATGGACGGATAATTATCTTGGTACGGACATAGACCATCAGGTTGAATGGGGTTGTACACGTTTTAAGGAAAACGGCGTATGGTCTGAGTTCAGTGATCCTGCCGTGGTGCATCGCTGGAGTAAGGACGGAGAGAATGCCATCATGGCGGACTTCGATAACGAGATGGTCAATGCAGCCCTTACTTCAGACGGGAAGGTCGTGTCCTCACAGACTTGGAATACAACAGTCAGCATGTGGTACGGAACGGAAAAGCTCACTCTTGACAGCATCACCTGTACACCTGACACAAATCTTCTGTGTGCGACAGACAAGAATACGGGAGTGGTGACAATATCGGTATCTGCCGGAGCTACTCTTGCTGCGACAAACACGGTGAAGATCACAATCAGGGCTACAAAGAACGGGCAGCAGTATTCCCGTGATCTTACGTTCACTGTAGCCGGTGTGCGTGGGGGAGCGAATGGTGCGGATGCCATTCTATACAGCATTGTCGTTTCTGCCAGTTCGGTAAGCAAGGACAAGAATGGAAACTACAGCGTGTCTTCCGTATCATGTTACAGACAAAAGTCAGTGGGGGGCGTGATATCCACTACGACGGACGGTATATTGAAATACAGCATAGACGGTGGAGCTGAAACTACCATAAACAACAATACAGCCATATCAAGCGGAAACTTCACGAAGGCATTGAAGTTTATCTTTTACGTGAATGACCAGATAGTGGATATTGAAACTGTTCCCATGCTTTCTGACGGTAAAGATGGTGCTGACGGTGAGAGCATCACAGCCGCAGGTCATTGGGAGTCCGCCAACACTCCGTATGCGAAAAACAGTACAGTATCGTTTGCCGGAGGATCTTACTTAAGCAAGGTTCAAACATCCAATCCGCCACTTCCGCTTCTTCGTGTGAGAGGTGGACGTTATCTAAGGAAGAAGGATGGCGGTTACATACTTTCCGGGAAGAGATCGGACAAGGCTGTCAACTCCGACTGGCAGGAAATGACTTCCGGTGTCGAACCGTCCGCTTCGTACTGGCTTGACAGCCCGGTAAGCACGATAAACTTCACGTCAACAGGCACACCGTCACCGTCAGCATTTGATGTTACCATGAAACAGAATATAGGCGGTAATGTGAGCGATACGAATAGGTTCTATCTTGTCGCACGCAAATATAACGGAAGCTGGCTGGCGCATGTAGGTGCTACCCTGAACAGCCAGATATCCGTTCCTGCAACAGCTGGATACACTCAGTTTGCCGTCCGGGCTTATAAGTCGGCTTCCGATGCAAACGCATGGAATAATAATTTTGTCGCTGAAAAAGGTGTGGGGGTTGCTAAAGACGGAGCTACAGGAGCTACAGGAGCAACAGGGGCGTTTCCCCGTGACAGAGGCGTATGGGCTTCCGGACAGACTTACGTCTGGAATGCGGATTACCGGGATAAGGTCATATATATGATAGGGGGAGTTTATTATAATTTCCTTGTAAAGAATTACGGTGCTTCCGTTACCTCTGCACCCACATCAGCCAACGGGGATTCGAACTGGGAAGCCATGCAGAAGTTTGTGAATATCGCTACTGATACCCTTTTCGCCGATGGTGCGAATGTGGCCGGATTCATGTTCAAAAACAATGTGCTTAAATCCCACAACGATGAAGGTGAAACTCTTCTTATCAATGGCGTAACCGGGTATTTCAAATGTAAGAATGCAGAGATTACTGGAACAATCACATCTACAAAAGGGAATATTGGTGGTTTTACCATATCATCTGCAAGTTTGGAGGCTGTTAGCGGAAATAATGCCATGCTCCTTTCCGCCAACTTGGTAAGATTTACCGGAAGTTATTCAAGCGTGTTTATTGGAGCGGATACTTTTCCTTCATCTAGTGGGGGGGCAATATTATGCCCATCCCGTATTTCGGTTAATAGGAATATAACGAATACGGCGTATGGCAATGTGGGCATGTATTTTGACATACAAGGTTCCCATGCTTATGATGATAATGATTTTCAGTATACCGGGAATCATGCGTTGTATATCGTCAAGGGGGACATCTGTGGGTTTAGGCTCAGATTGCGCAGAATAAGCAAGAGCACAACTTTGTCAGTGATGGATAGTGTTATCATGGCTGTAACGTCCGGTATTACGCTGACTGTTCCGTCCACTGCGGAAGACGGGCAGTTCTACTGGATAAGAAACGTTTCTGGTGGTGATGTGACCATAGCCGGAACAAATCTTGTCGGCTGGAATTCCGGGGAGGTCAGCACTTCGATAGGCCTGGCCAAGTCAAAGGCGGCAGCAATGTATTATGACAAGCATAATAACAAGTGGTTTATGAATTGGATTGATTGTTGGAACTAAAATGTAATGATTATGAAAATAAATTTTAAACAGTTCCCCATGTACACGGGGATAGACAAGAAAGAAATGGTTGCCTGTGATGTGGCATATAGCTTGGCAAATAACCTTTATACCAAAGTGCCTGATAATATCGGAGCGCATTGTCTTTCCGAGAAGATTTATAATGCGGAAGGCAATGTGGACTTAAGCGGGCAGGAGATTGAAATAATCCGGTTCGCTTATCCGACCTTTACCGGAGCATTTGCCGATTCGTTTGAACATTATTTGAAGACATATAAAGAGAAGGAGGAACAACATGAAAATTGAGAATTTGGAACGCGCCAGCCGGATCAATGACGAACTGGCGAAACTGAAGTTGGCGAAGGAAACGTTGAATAACGGCGGCTATGTCCGTATCTACAGCAGCACCCGGTCAAGTGCCGGATGTGTGGAACTGGATATAGCGAACTTCAATGATGAGGTGAACACGTGTATAGACAACCATATCATTGAGCTTGAATCTGAAATAGAAACTTTATAAAATTAGGATATTATGAGTGATTTGAATTTAGACAATATTGTTGGTTTTAAGGCTGTTGATAAAGACGGTAACGAACAGAATGTAACAGTGGATGAGATGGTGGACATGGTTTCCACAAGAATGGTTATGGCTTTGTCAGAAACTTCAACATTTGCTGCCGTTGCTGCAACAGGAAATGACGTGTATGAAAATGAACTTCCGACTGTGACAGATGCCGCAAATGTAAGGGTTTTACAAAGTAGCGGAGATGCCGCACAAATGACGATGCAGTCACTTGCATCAAAACTGGGGGGACTGTTGGAAATAAATGATACGTGGTTTAGAACACGAAGTACATATGAAGGAAGCATACTACAAGCCCCAACCGGTATATACCGACCTAGTGGCGCTATTACTGACACCCTTTCAGGAGGTGGTCTTATTCTAGTATTTAGGATGGATAATAATAATGCTTGTGTTTTTCAAGTGACCGGGAATGGCACCTTAGCTGTTCGTACAATGAATGTAAACAATGGTAAATGGAGCGAATGGAATATAATAGCTAATCCAAGTTTCCCAACATGATATCGTGCTACAAACCCGATCTGGGGGGACTTCTAGAGGTTTCTTCAGTTGGAACAATTGATTTAAAGCCTGATGTTGATGTAAACATGAAGTTGCGAGAAGGCATATATGCGTTTTATGATAATTATGCAATCTCCGGCTTCATCCTAACAGTTTCGGACAATATTTATACTGATAGAAGTAAGATTATTGCAGGTGAAAAATCAACCAGCTTATCTATGGAGTTTAGTTCAAATGGTGTAACTTTTCATTCTAATACTAGCCGAAAACTTCATTATAGGCTATTAGCGTATTATAAGTGATTTGTCGTATCGGGTGGAACCGGCTTGTACCGGACCACCCGTTTTTTATACCCAAGAATCCCCCCAGAAGTGGGGAAATTATATCACCACTGTTGTGATTTGTGCCCAAGATTTCCATTCTCCCCAATGAATACGTATAAAAATAGAATTAGTATAATCGCAACAGATTTGCAATATATTCCCATTAGCTGTTTTAAAAACTAATAAAATCCCCCCTTTATACACTGATGGTCCATTAATAAAGCCCGTATCAGAAAATACCCACATACCTGAAATCGTATAATCATTAAAGTCTAATGTGTTGCCCTTGCTTCTTTCAAGGAAACCATTTTTAGACATTAATCCATCCTTATTGGCTGTTACTGTACCAATCAGTCCCCCCAGATCGTTCCATGAAGGATATCTATGTTATAATTGTTGCTTTAATTTTAACCCAATTATTGAAAGTATTTCCATTGTTACCAATAGATCGAATATATATGTATGGATCTATATTAAAATTGTCTGGAACAAAATACTGAGAACCAAAAAAGCCAGAGTTTACCACAAGTAATGATCCATATTTATATGCTCCTGTAGGGAAGTTCTCGGTTGTGGAATCATCCACATTATAAACTCCAGCTACAGCTGTGTTGCAGTCTTTTATTGCATATTTTCTTCTTATCCACGTATCATTTATTTCCAACAGTCCCCCCAGGAGTAATTTTTGTGGTTTATTTTGTAAATGCAGAAGAATTTTTTTAACTTTAAAAACAAAAAGTTGAGTATGTTAGAGAAGATCAGATATCGTTTAGTTTATAACCGGCAAAACAAGTTAAACCGACAGGGGACAGCCCTTGTACAAATAGAAGCCTATCTGAATCAGAGGAAGGTATACTTTAAAACCAATGTCTATCTAAAGCCGGAATGTTGGAGTAAGGATGGTGCCCAAGTAATCAACCATCCGCAGTCACAAGAACTTAATGCAATGCTATATGAGCATATATTGGAATTACAGGCTATAGAGTTAAGCTATTGGAAGAGAGGTCTTGAATCTAACTTATCCACATTGAAGGAAGCTGTAAGGAAGGGGGTAAAACCCGTGGTTTCGTTTCTTAAGTTCGCCCAACAGGTTATAGTGAATTCCGATAGGAAACCGGGAACCAAGGATAACATGCTGGGCACAGTAGCCACATTGAAGGAATTTCGGAACGTGATAGAGTTCACGGACATCAATTATACGTTTCTAAAGGAGTTTGACGCATTCTTGCGCAACAAGGGATTGAAAGTAAACACGGTAGGGAAACACATGAGAATACTGCGTACCTTGGTGAATGAGGCGATTAATGAAGGCTATATATTACAGGAGGCATATCCTTTCCGTAAATTCAAGATCAAGAGGGAGAAGAAGGAACATAATTTCCTGATGCCTGCCGACTTGGAAAAATTGGAAAATCTTAAACTGCCGGACAGGAAGAACAACAGCCGGCACATACTGGACGCATTTCTCTTCTGCTGCTATTGCGGATTGAGATTCTCTGATTTTAAACAACTTACCTGTAAGAATCTCGTAACAGTTGACGGAAAGGAATGGTTGGTCCTAAACAGCGTCAAAACAGGCGTGAAACTTAATATCCCGCTATATCTATTATTTAACGGAAAGGCACTGGGCATAATGCGGAAGTACGACAGCATCGAACAACTGGCTGCATTAGGCTGCAATTCCGACACTAACCGAACATTACAGAAATTGGGAAGAATGGCGCATATCGGCAAGAAGTTTCCCTACCATACCAGCAGACACACTTGTGCCACTCTGTTGGTACATCAAGGCGTTCCGATAACCACCGTCCAAAAACTCTTGGGCCATACATCGGTCAAGACAACAGAGATATATTCGGAAGTGTTTGATGAAACGATCATCAAGGATCTGACAAGGGCTAACCAGAAGTATTCTAAGCGCAGGAATGTAAAACAAAATCAAATAAAATTTCAAAAATCCCCGGAAAAATACCTCAGGCAGTAGAAATCTATAGGAGCTATCTGTTTTATACTTGTTTTTCCGAACCCAATCCATAACATTCGTTTCCTGTCAATAAAAATACAAACTCGCCAGTCTTTCCGTTCTATTAATTCTTTTCATTCATCCTGCAAGTAAAAAATATTGCATTAATGGCAATTTTTTAAGAAGATTGGTTTTTGTTTCAAAATTGGCTCCCCATAACTAATTAATATAGTTTTCTTTTTGTATTTCGTTCTGGAATTGATATCTTTGCTATTGTGAATGGGATAGAGAGTAGGACGTGGATTGAACGGCTGCTGTGCTTTTTGCTGGCGGCTGTTCTTTTTTTTATCTAAATGTTAAATATTACACAATGCAAGAAAATATATTGTGATTTGTTTTGCTATTACATCACAATGTAGTATATTTGCATTGTGATAATAAAACAATGAATAATTAAAAGACAATAGAAGATTATGAAAGCGATAATAGAAAAACCACTAATGAACTGTGAGCCTGAAAGTATGAATATTTTCGTTAAGATTCTTAACGAAATAACTTCCTGTATTACAGAAGATGAATTAAGAGGCTGCATGAACTCGTTATGCGTAATATATCCATATTTAAAGCTCTATTTTAAATACGGTTTCGAATATAATCACATGTGGGTGAAAGAATCAGATTCTTTAGAAAGATTGATATTGGTTGAGTTTTAATCCGATATCCTTAAAAACAACATGTAATAATAGAACCGGCGGCAACGGATAAGCGGCGTAAGACTATGAAGACAAAAATTCAATTTACAGATTCATACAGTGGTAGAGCAATTAATATAGTTATCAATCTTACTGACGGTGAAAAGGAATACTACTTAAGAGAAGATGACAAAAATGTCATTTATAACAAAATGTCTTCTTATCAGAGAGCAAAAATAGAATCATTCTTTGGGAAGATGAATGCATACTATACCCAAATAGAGATTTTATAAATAAAAAGTTAGGGCGACGAATTTCTTCGCTGCCCTAAATATTAAAATGTGGTTTAAACCACAATGACATTTTTAATGTCGTTTCAATCCACGCACCGAAGTGCGACTAACATCGTTGATGTTCGATGCAAAGGTGCAACTTTTTGAAATAACGAGCAACAAATTATTAATGTTATAAAACATATTAATTATGGCAAGAAGACGATCTATTACCCTAGATCAAGAGTCTAGGGTATTGTCCTTATATAAGGACGGGATAGCGATCAAGGAGATAATAAGAGAAACAGGGGTACGGTCTGAGCAGACAATATACAGGATATTGGACAGCAATGGTGTGCCAAGACGTCCCAAGGTTAGAGGTGTAAGAAAAATATTTGTCACGATAGAGGAGGATGTAGCTGCTATCTTGGATAAGGAGCAATCAGTATCATTATATGTCAATGAGGCTATAAGATACTATCATGATAACCGACGTTAATTGCCGGTTATTTTTTTTGTAATAAGGGAAACAATATTTATCTTTGTGGGGAGCGTGTGAAGATGCACGCCACTTATATTTATGACGAAAGGACATATCCATATTGTATAAAGCCAAGAGCTTGTTGCGGATTAGTTTCCGTGGCTGGCTCTTTTTTTTGTCATACAAAACAAAGGTTAGTTGAAAATCGGGTAATCCAAAACGTGTAATTGATGGTAATTCGAAGTAACATAAAATTAGGTAATATGACAGATTTAGTTTTTAAAGGTCGGAATGACCAAGTTTTAACTAACAGCCTATTGGTGGCTGAAAAGTTTGGAAAAGAACATAAGCATGTCTTAGATGCTATTAGAGAGCTTATACAGGGGTGTGCCGAAACTTCGGCTGACCCTATGTTTGTTGAAACTATTTATGTTAATGAACAAAATAGGCAAGAATACCCAATGTTCGTAATGAACCGTGATGGATTTACTCTTTTGGCGATGGGTTTTACTGGGAAGAAAGCCCTTAAATTCAAGCTGGACTATATCGCAGCCTTCAACGCAATGGAACGATCATTGAAAGAAATTAAAACTCCTCAAACATATGCGGAAGCGTTGCGTCGGCTTGCGGATGAGGTGGAGGCAAAAGAACAGATTCAGTACCAGCTTGAACAGAAGACCGAGCAACTTGATGAATCCAAAGAATGGTACAGTATCAAGCGTTGGGCAAAGGAACATAATATGAACTGGCGTTGCATCAACTGGCGAAGAATGAAAGCATTGTCTTATGGATTGGGCTACGAGATCAAGAAGATATTTGACGCCAACTATGGACAGGTGAATATCTATCATATTAATGTGTTCAAAACTTACTTTCAATGAGAGATGTAATCTACAATTTTATAAATGAGCACATGATGATACACATTGTGCTTATAGCCTTGTGTATTGCGGCTACAATGGGGGCGATGTTAGTGGACCTTATTACGGGAGTTATGAAAGCCAAGCAACGGGGGGAGGCAAGAACATCCACGGGGTATAAGAAAACAGCCGTCAAAGCGAAGAAGTATTTCACCCCGTTCATAGAATTGTGCTTCATTGACCTGTTATGCTGTGTTGTTATCCCCTTCCCTGTTTTTTCTATGATCTGGACGGGTTACTGTATTTTCTGTGAGTTTAAATCGGTACGCGAAAAATCGTGGGAAAAAGCGGAGTTGCGCAAGGCAGAGAAGACAATGAGTGTGATTATTGAGAACAAGGATGATATTGCCAAGATCATGGCTCAGATACTATTTGACAACGAAAATAAAAAGGAGGATAAGAAATGAGTTTAATTGATTTTATTTTTATTGCGCCTTTTGCACTTTATGCCATAATCTACGCATTTTCGGTAAAAGAATCCTGTAATTCCGATGAATCCATAGAAATATGACGTGCATTTAAGCGCTATTCTTAATACATATTCATGCCCGTTTAAATAGCTTTCTGGCGAACGCAGTAAAAGAAATGCAGCTGTCAATGTTGGCATAATAAGTATAGGTATTTCCATATTAAACCTGTATCGGGAACAAACGGAGCATAAACATAACAAACAAAAAGAATAATAAATAGATAATGTAGACGCAGATATGGCAAAAATTACTTGCAAATAAAGCTCTAAGGATTTAAAAGCAGGTATGTATAAATACATTATAGTAAATATTAATGGTAGTTGGATGAGAAAAGCACTGAACACATTTTTCTGTTCAGGAGTATAGCTTCTAATAAGTTCTGATAAGTCCATATTTTTTGCGACAAAAATAATAGTAATTTTATAATTTAAAGATAAGGAGGAAAAGAAAAATGGCTAATATTGAACATTTCATACCATTTCTTATAAAATGGGAAGCTGGTATAAGTAAGAAAAGCAATGAAACCAATGAGTCTCTTTTTCAAAGAGCAAGAAAAACAGGATGGGCTGATGATCCCGATGATTTAGGAGGACAAACTATGGTAGGTGTGACAATGGCTACCTATGAGGAATATTGTCGTAGAAAAGGTTATCCAAAACCTACGACCGGAAGGTTGATGGATTTGTCATATAACGATTGGAAAAGTATCTTGAAGATGTTGTATTGGGATAGATGGAATGCGGATGAAATAAGAAGCCAAAGTATAGCAGAGATAGTATGCGATTTTGTATGGGCTTCTGGGGCACATGGTATTAAAGTACCGCAGGATTTGGTTGGTGTGATTCCTGATGGCATTGTCGGACCTAAGACACTCGCCGCAGTAAATTCCCGTAATCCCCGTGAATTGTTTGATCAGATCAAGATTGCACGGTTTGATTTCATCGAGGATATATGCCGGAAACGTCCTGCAAACAACAAGTTCAAACGTGGTTGGATGAACCGTATCAACGATATAAAATTTGAGGGATGAAACAGAGAGTCTATATATGGATTGCGGTAGCGATAGCATTGCTATTGGTACTTATTTAAATACAATAATATGAAATGGCTTCCTTATATATTAATAATTGTACTCGCTTTCGGTTTAGGATGGTTTGTAAAGCCATCCCCCGAAGCAGTTATAGAGGCAAGAGTAGATACGGTATTCAGCACAAGTATTATTGTAAAGAGAGATACGGTAAAGTATTATCTTCCTTCCCCTGTACTGTGCTGGCATGATGGTGATACAATCCATGTAGGAGACACTATTCTTCCTGTTGAGCAGAAGATATACAGAGATAGTGATTACATTGCTTATGTGAGTGGTTACAGACCTAACCTAGATAGTATCTATGTTTGCTCCAAAACACTGACAGTAACGAATGACATCTATCACACGGTTAAGATAAAACCTAGAAGATGGGGTCTGGGAATAACAGCCGGTTATGGATTTGGTAAGGATGGTTTTTCTCCTGCGGTTATCGCAGGAATAAGTTATAGAATATGGTAATCAACAGAAGGGAGGTGCAAGATGAAATAGTAACCAGAATGCCACAGGTAGAAGCGTGGCACATAATAGAAAAACTCATAACAAAAGTAATTCTTTCAGGGGCTTAGAATCAAAAAAAAGCCCCCATACAACGAACTACGTTAAAACTACCACATTATAACATAATCAGCATAAGATACTGCACGTTGTTGGGGGCCTAATGCCTTTTTCAACGCAGTATCCTATGCTTTGTCACAAATTATATTATAATGTGGTGAGGCAAAGATAAGAATAAAAAATTAGAAAAAACATGTGCAAGTCAGAAATCTTTGCCAAAATAATTAATATTGTTTCAAAAGAAACAGAAGTGTCTGTAGACCAAATATTATCGTCTGATAAGAATATGGAGACAGTGGATGCCCGGTATCTTCTTGTATTTTTTCTTTTCGAAAGCGGTATGTACCCTTCACAAATAGCCGCTCATATCCATAAGACTAAACGTGCTGTCAACTACATGATATCCAATTTCCATGAGAGGATGGAGAGTGGGAAAATGATGAGAATATATTGGGACGATATAAAGAATTTGTTGGGAAACAACTGATTTTCCATGAGTTATGATCTATATACTTTTGTGCACGGTCGATTTTGACCGGATACAAAATACAAATACTTATGGAACGAACTTATGTTTTTAACCAAGACGGTGGAACCGGCGCAAACAATGGCCTGCTTGCGTCCATTCTTCCGTCCTTGCAGAACCGTGGAATTGACACTGGCTATCTGATGGGGCTGATGGGAGGAAACGGAAACGGAGGTTTCTTCGGAAACAATGGCGGTTTTCAGGACATCATCGCATTGATTGTGATTGCAGCCATCTTCGGTAACGGGAACTTCGGATTTGGTGGCAACAACAACCAAGGAGCGAACGAAGGAAGAGAAATGATCATGCAGACACTTAACCGAAACGGTGTCGACATTGCAGCATTAGCACAAGCTGTGAACACATCATCAGACCAAATCCTTGCCGGTATTAACTCTGTATCACAGGCTATCTGCGGTCTCGGCAACCAAATGGGCCAGAACACCAACAGTATCCTCACTGCGATCATGCAAGGTAACAACGCTCTGACATCTCAGATCTGTAGCTGTTGCTGCGACATGAAACAGCTTGTAACCACACAGGGATACGAGAACCAGCTTGCAATGTGCAACCAGACTAACACATTAGTCAACACTGCTAACCAGAACACATTGTCATTGCGTGATGGTGCGACAGCCAACACGAATGCCATCCTTGCCAAACTTGACGCTATTCAGAATCAGGCATTGCAGGACAAGATCGCATCTCTTACTGCGGAAAAGGCTACTTTGACAGCCGAAATCTCTCAGCGTAACCAGAACGCCACTATCCTGAGTGCGGTAGGACAACAGATCGCTCCTTTAGCAGCCGGATTGCAGGCATTGCAGAGCGATGTTGATGGTATAAAATGTAAATTACCTAACACTGTCCCGGTACAATACCCTAATATTGTAGGTGTGAACGTGGATACATATCGTGCCGCAGCATACGGTGCTTATGCAGGTGATGCTGTATATGGCCGTGGTGGTTACGGATGCGGTTGCAATAACTACTGGGGTTAATCCGGTGAGAAAGGAGGTAGATATGTGGCCTAACTTTTTTACAGGATTTCCGTTCCCGTTTCCCTCCCTTGGCAGAGTGAATTACAACACTCTTCCTACGGTGGCTGTAACAGTCGGTACTGAGAATGTGACTTTGGAGCTTCCTAACCATGCGTTCCGCAACAGGGATTATGTCGGAGGGTTCTATGTCAATCTTCGTCAGGCGATCCCTGCCGGCACGACTGCCACGCTGCCTATATTGATAGGGACCAATGGGGATACAAGACCGTTGTTAGCTTACAACAACGAGCCTATTACGGTTGCCAACCTTGCTGGAACCGGTATCTATGAGATTCACTACAACAAGTATACCAATGAATTGTATCTTGTTAATGGAGGATACAGACCGACAACGGCGCCGGCTTCTACAGCAGAGACCGCTTCTTTACGGAGCAAGTAATAATTAACATGGAGTTTTGTGGTGGTTTCCCAAATGGGAATAGCCACACTCCTTTAAAATCAAACCAATATGTTTCAATCACTTCGTACCAATAACCAGTTATATATACTTCATAAGGATGCTAACCCGTTTATCGAATACGGCCCGGTAGTCAGCGTTTCCGCTCCCAAGCCGAAATATCCTATGGCATCCCCTATGGGACAGTTGCCCCAAATGGAAATGGTTGTGGATGTTGTTGTCTGTATCAACGGGCAGAACACGACTTTCCAAAATCTTCCTGCCGGCATGGATATAGCCGACTTCGGACAGAACGGCAATATCGTAGTGTCATGCTCACGTGATGCGATGAATAACGAGGTCGCTTCTATGAAACAGAAAAGCATAGACATCATCAACAGCATGGATTTTCACAATTCCGTCATTGCAGGGTGTGACAAGATGCTTACGCTCTTGAACCCTGAATTTGCCGAGAAACAACGTCAGGAACAGGAAATATCCTCTCTGAAAGGGCAAATGGCGGAAATGAGCAAGAACATGTCTGACCTTATGGAATTGAACAAACGGCTTATGGAACAGCTCGGAGTGGTTGAAACATCCAAAACAAAGAAATGATTATGGGAATGTGGGAAATATTAGAAGAAGGGCGTGACGATTACGGACGCGGCTTCGGTATGAGAGGTGACGAGGTGGAAGAAGCCTACAAGGAAGGCTGCCGCCACGGTTACGAAAAGGCCATGAGAGAGATTCATGGAGACATGGGCTTCCGTGATGGCGGAAGAAATTATTCAGGATCAGGTATGGGAGAACGCAGGTATCCCGGCTATTTCCCTGAATATCCCCGCATGGATGACATGGGGGAACGCAGACGCAGACGCGCCAACGGTGAGTTTTATTAATGGTGGAGGGGTGGAATGCCCCTCTTTTTAAACAAAGGTTATGGAACAGAGATTGGATACATACAGCAGATTCCCATCTGGCATGAGGGAATATCTGGAAGCATACGGCTTTCATTTCAGCAAGAAACTTTATGAATGGGCCGTCTCAAAAATGAAAGTGAAAGACGAAACCACGGGTAAAGAAAAAAAGTTGGAGCCGTGGAGCAAAGACGAAGTGGACGATATGCTGAAAGCGAACGGAATTACCATCGAGCACGACAAGGGTTATGACGTTGCTTATGTCGCAAACATGCTGAAAGCGGATTTCTATAAAAAATCATTGGTTGACGAGGCACATTTGTGCAAGCATATAAAGTGCTACCTTGATGATATTGATGGCGATCCTTGCAGGGCGTTTGACGAGTTCTTTGCCACCTGTATAGGTAAAGGGATTCCTGTAATCTGGTCGGATGTGATATGATTGTTCAGGAGTTCTACATACCAAAATATGGGGACTGGCACGTCAAAGTGTATTATGCGGTACACACCTATTGGGCGGATCGGATCATTATGGACCTGTACCGTATAGGATGCAGGGGGGATTCCCTCAAGCGTGCGTATCGCAATCTGACTGAAGGCAGAATGAATACCGGTCTAACCTATTCGGACTACAGGAGAAGAGAAACAGTAATGGTTATCTCACTAACCTCCACTCCCGAAGAGTTTCAAAATTCGTGGGATCACGAAAAAGGTCATTTGTGCCGGCATATCTCCAAGGCTTGCGGGATTGATCCTTATGGAGAGGAAGCGCAGTATCTTAGCGGATATGTGGGGCAGAAGATGTTCCCAGTAGCGAAGAAATTTTTATGTGAACATTGCAGAACTGATTTAATAAAGAATTATGGATAAATTAAACGTAAGAATTGAGGCGGCACGTCTTGCCGTAGAAAGTGGTGCAAACAAAGAAACCTTTACCGAAATGGCAAGGGTCATCGAAAAGTATATCATTGGGACATCGGAATTGTTGGAATATGAAAATCCGAATGCAGCGATGGAGAAAGCAATGGATTTTTTAAAAGTGAACCATCATGAAAAAGAAGAAACTTCCGATTTGGAAGAAACGGATGAAGAACCGATACAATGACAATTCTTCCAACTGGATTTGGATATATTTTCTCGCTTTAATGTTCGATAAGACATGGAAGTGATGAAGATACTAAAAGCTACTTTAAGTAGCAAGAGCAGGGAGGAGGTTTGTCGGTCAGAAAATGTTCCCTGTTGCCAAGAAGTTCTTATGTGAACATTGTAGAAAGGGACTGGAAAAATAATAATCGAACAGAAGCGTTCTTTGACTTGTTGGAATTACCGTTTTTACAAAATAGTCGTGAAATTATATACATAAATCCAATAAAATTATATATCTTAATTATAGATATATATTGGAATAACAAATACTTTATTCTATCTTTGAGCCGAATTTTAAATTATAGATGGAAATGGAACAAGAAAACAACAATGCGATTCTTTCTTTTGAAGACTTTAAAAACCAAAACGGCATCGTTTATTGGTGGGCCTCAGAAGTAATGGTTATGCTTGGATATAATGATATGAAAGCATTTTGTAAAGTTCTTGACCGCGCGACAAAGGCTTTTGTTTCGCTCAACATTCCTCATTATGAAAATATAATAGCTGTGAAACGCAATAATAATGGTGTTGAGTTCCAAGACTTCAAACTTACACGTTTTGCGTGTTATCTTGCTGCTATGAATGGCGATCCAAAGAAGCCAGAAGTAGCATTGGCGCAAGCTTATTTCGCACAGCAAACACGAAAATTTGAATTATACATTGAAAACAATCAGGAAATAGACCGCGTGCTAATACGTGAAGAACTTGCAGATGGAAACAAATCTCTCGCTTCAACAGCAAAAGCCGCAAATGTTACTGATTATGCAAAGTTTCAAAATGCAGGTTATCTGGGTATGTATAATATGGAATCGTGGAAGCTTGAAAAGAAACGTGGCGTTAAAAAAGGAAAGCTATTTGACAGAATGAGCCGTACCGAACTTGCTGCCAATCTATTCCGTGTTACCCAAACCGAAGAGCTTATAAAGAGTAAACAAATATCTGGACAAGCTAATTTAGAACAAACACACTATACTGTTGGAAGACAAGTCCGAAATATAGTAGAACAAAATACTGGGCGCAAACCTGAACAGTTGCCACAAGAAAAAGAATTGCCTATAATTAAAAAAGCTCTTAAAATGACAGCAAAGGAAATGAAAAAGATTGATAAATAATTTTTTCGAATTGTAGTTTTGTTCTGCAATCTAAAGGTGCAAAAAAAGATACCCCCCATACATCTACACTAGTGAGCTACGGTCAACGTAGCCTTTCAATGTATCAAGGGCTATCTTCATGGCGCAAAGATAAAATTAAATATTCAAAAACGCAAAATAAAGTAACTATTTAGCATTAAGCGGTAATTCCCAACGGGTTTTACCGCTTTTTTTATGTTAACAGAATATGGAAGAAGATAAGTTGAACATATTGCTTGAGCAGGCTGATGATGTGCCTCACTGGTATTTCTGCCGTTTACTTGCTGTGATGCGATGGAACGTATAGAGAGGTTCATTTATAGACTGATACCCTTTGTCGTGTTGGCAAGGGTGATATCGTTGTGCATTTAGGTTGTTTCCTTGTTTTTAATCTAATTTTTTTCTTTATCTTTGCAATAAATATAGTCCCCGATATTAAAAAACGGGGACTAAAACAGGGGCTATATAAAGAGATCTATTAATTTCAAATAAATTAAAAAAAGTGACGTCAAGTATGTACAACGCAGATATTGGTATATATTAAACTATAAAAATATCTAAAATTGTTCTCGCATGCTCCACATTATATTCTGATTTTAAGCTATTTATAAAAATAAGGGACTAAAACAGGGACTTATATCTTATTAAACAAACTCATTGCTGTTTCTTTTGCTTTGTCAGCAATTTCAATATATGGCTTCATTGCAGCGTAGTCTGAATGCCCAGTCCATTTCATTACAATATTAGGTGCGATGCCAAGCATAAGCGCATTGCATATAAATGTGCGTCTTCCTATATGACTGGATAGAAGTTCATACTTCGGTAATATTTCTTCGATCCTTTCATTGCCTTTATAGTATGTAATGGTGGTAGGAGCGTCAATATTACATAGTTTCCCTAGAGTTTTTAAATAGTCATTCATCTTCTGGTTTGATATTCTCGGGAACACGTATCCTTTTGTTCTTATGTATCTTGTCAGAACCTCTTTTGAATATTTATTTAATTCTATACGCAAAGGATCATTTGTTTTTATGGTTGTTACTTCGATGTGATTATCAAATACATAAGACCATTTTAAATTCTGCATGTCAGAGAAACGTAATGATGTGAAGCAGCAGAATAAGAGCATGTCTTTTATCTTTGCCAAGTATCCCATTTCTTCGGGTATAGATGTGTCCTTTATTGCCATAAGCTCGTCCCAAGTAAGATATATTACCTTTCGGGGAATGGTCTTTAGTTTGGGTTTGTATGTCTCATAGGCAAGCTCTTTGTTGTATCCCATTTTGGTAGCCCAACGGAGAAACCATTTAAATATATTAATATCTTTCTTTATTGTTGTATTCTTTAGTGACGGATTTCCTGTGTCATCGGTTATGCTAAGCATATAATCAGTCAGTTTGTTTAGTCCATCTTCTGTAAGGTCTGAAAATTCAAGATTCGGGGCGAAGTTCTGAATATGTTTTTTTACAGTGCGATGTTTTCTGTAGGTAGAATCGGTCCAACTCTTCTCCTTTCTTTCTTTGATGATAAATTCGTCATAATACTCATATAGGCTTTTCCCTTTTTCTTCTATTTTACCCAACTTTAAATTAAACGCATTTCTGAATTCCTCCGCGGTAGGGGAAGTCCCATTTTGCTCAAATGTGTAAAAGACCTCATCGGCCAGTTCCTCATAATGCGATATCTGCCTGTTAATTATTGCTGCTGATACTTTCTTCTTTCCATGGTAGGTGTTTGATTTGCATCTTTGTGCTTCGGATATCCATTTTGATACTTCTACCCGGTATCCTACATTGAATGCTACGGTGTTACCTTCCCATTTAATTCTGTACCTGAGTTTAGCGTCTGTTTTGTCTTTTTCTTTATCTAAAAGGAAAAGGCAGTTTCTTTTGATAATCATAGTGTTATGTTGTTATATGTTTGTTTATTCAGATTAATTATTTTAGAAGTGTCATTTTGTTCCGTCTCTATCTTATTGCATACTATAAGATCTAGCTTAATTCCGGAAACAAGCTTTTCCAGCCTATCATGTTGTTCATTCATCTTATGGACAACTTTCTCTAGTTTGCGTATTATATCATTGCTTATAATTAAGGTTTTAATGTCCTTAAAAAACATGATAAGATGTTTATTTGTTTAGCTTACATTTTGTTTTTCTAACTGAACTTTCAAATTTGCGTTTTCATCTTTAAGCATTTCGACAACATTTAGCAAATCATCCATACGTGTTTGGTATGTTTCTATTACTTTGATAAGGACTTCAATAGTCTTTTTACTATCTATTTGTTCTCCCTGTAAATCTATGTTAATATTTTTTGTTTCAATTTGATGTGATGCGGATGTTTTATTCGTTTTCGATTCTAAATAGGGTGATGTGGGTTGAGACTTAAGCATGTCTCCCTCTCCTGTAAGAAGCCAGATAGGATCGTACTCAGGGTATCTATTTACTATTTTACTAGCAATGGATGCTGATATCTTCTTTGTTTTTTCGCTTTGCAGGTCATATATTTGAGTAGGATGCACTCCTATTTCTTTGGCAAAAGAACCTGCTTTTATACTTTTATATTCTAAAAGTTGGTTAATAATATCTTTCGCTTTCATAATTGTATAGTAATTACTATCTTTGTGTTGTAACACTGCAACTGTTACTTACAAATGTTTAAACTTGCCTGGTATGGCGTTTAATATATCAAAAGAGGATTCGCGTTGGTTGCAGTAACGTGGGTTCTCTTTTTAAATTTTATATTTATGGATAAAATGACATTAGAAGAACGTTTGGCAAAGTCAGATATCCAAAGTTCGTTTTCACATCATTCTGTTATTTTTCAATTAAAAATCATTGCCGACATGTTAGCGGATGGTCGCTTATGCTTGGCTAATGACGGCCGCAACAAGGGGCATCCTTTCAAGCAAGCGGATTGTACCTTGTGGGGTGCTTATATTCTTCGTGCCGCATCAATCCTTGAATTATTGACCAAAGAGGAGTGATATACTTTTAATGGCATCTATCGCGCCTCCAATATTTGAAACGCCATTGAATAATTCATTACATTTTGATATGAATTCTTCAATGGCATTCTTTTCATCTTGATTGGCTTTTTCATGCAAGCTTTCCAATTTCATTTGAAGAATTTCCATTTCTTTATGGAACCCTCCAAGTTCTTTTGCTCTGTGTATGCCATATAAAAGCTCATGCATATTACTATATCCATTTGTCTTTATAAACTCTTTATTGTTTAAATCTTTTATAACAGTTTCATATTGTTTTTCGCTAATGGTTAAACCTTGTATATCGTTATAACCAAGTTCTACATAATTACCTCCATTGGCTTTTCCCAATAAAGCATTAATAATTTTATCAACCTCTATAGATGTAATATACATTGGATATTGCTTATCCTTGCTTGAAATATTTATAAAATCATTTCTCATATTACCTCCTTTTTATTGTGTTAATCTTATCTTTCTTATATTCAACTTCTTACGATTTCATTATTTAGAATAGTGACTAAATAACAGTTTTTTATATAGTTTTTACTATAATATATTTGCTTATAATAGTAATTACTATATCTTTGCAATGTGAAAACGAATTAATACAGTTTTAAATCGCAACGATAACAATTAATAAAACAAATATATGAATAAAAAAGAAAGAACCAAAGAAATCCCACGGGTAATCGTTCCGCAAGGTGCACAAAAACGCATCGCATCTCATTTCGGGGTTAGCGGTGAAACAGTACGCAAGGCATTAAAGTACATTATTAACACTGAACTCGCAGTAAGAATAAGGGAAGAGGCGATAAAGAATTATGCTGGCGCAGAATCCATTATAAAAATAAGAGTATAACAATTTAAAACAAACTGTCATGATACCCATAAAAGATGAAACCAGATTGATAGACCTCACAATAGGCGAACTTAAGAGCGTGTTAAGTAATATAATCCGTGATACGATGTCGGGATGTGATGTCAAGGACAAGGAACAGGATTACGTGTACGGGCTTAAGGGTATATGCCAGTTGTTCGGTTGCTCTAAAAATACTGCAGCAAAGTTAAAGGATGGAATATTGAAAAAAGCGGTATATCAGGATGGTCGTAGAATCTTGACTGATCCGGTGATGGCAAGGAAGCTATTCAACAACTATTATTCAAAGAAGAATTAATAAAATGAGCAAAGCAACCGATTTTATAAATAATAAATGCTACCAGCTTGGCAATCCGATAGAGCCGTTGATTTTTAAAGCTGACGCATTGGAGGCTGTTAATATCGCATCCAAGGAAATAGAGGAACGAGCTGTGAAAGTGTACCGACAGTTATGTCCTTGTTATCAAAATGGGAAATGCAAGCATTATCCCCACAACCAAAAACAAGGTAGCCAAATATGTGATATCGAATGTGATCGTATAAGTCATCTAAAGAAACAACTGGCTTGTATCTCAACAGATAAATAAATTTCTTCCCTCCCGTAAGATTCGTGGTAACAACCGGTTTAAGCCGTTGAGGGGAGCTGCTTAAAGTTCTTTCACATCATTGTAAATGCTTATATGGTGTAACTCATAAGCCGTATGATGCAGACAAACGGACTGATTATAGGAGTCAATACCAGCAGGGATGCCGTGACGTATTGAGGGTCTATAATAATAATTGATTGAACATACTTTCGGTGCACCGATTTGTCCTTAGTGCATTAAGTAAACTTGGTTGGGCACAAGTACCGCCGAAAGGTCTAATATATCCCCTCCCGTAAGATTCGTGGTAACAACCGGTTTAAGCCGTTGAGGGGAACAATATAAAAATTTGTATTATGAAAACAGCTAATTTTATCCTGTCTATATTTGCCACCCTATGTTCCTTAGGAATGATTTATGGTGCGATAGTTACGGAAAGTCCTATAAAATCCGTATCGGTGATTATATTTTCTATTATCTCATTATTGTGTGTGAGATTGGTGGCAATGACATATAAGGAGTTAAAGGAATATGAATGATTTTTTCATCTAGTTTTTTGTGTTTATAATGTTAGTTACATAATTTGTCCGTGCCGGTGTGTGAATATAGGTACGGAATTTCACCGTCCATGGCTGGTACTGTCTAAGGAAATAAGCATAAATAATTATCTGTTCTAATTTCTACTTTCATTTAACGGATAGTACGGCGGTACGATTCCGCTGACGGTGGCTGTAGGTTATCATAATAAAGTCGTTTAGGTTTTGCTCCTGTAGTCTGTGAAGATAACAGGAGCTTTTTAATAGGAAACAAGTTAAATTATGGATATAAATATAATAAAGGAGAAAGCCAGAGAGTATGCAAATGGTATACATGGGATTACGCACAAAAGAACAGCATCGGTGGATTTTGAGAAAGGTGCTCAATTTGTTTTGGAATCCATGAAATGGAGGAATGCAGAAAAAGATCCTCCACCATTGGACACAAGAGTGCTTGTGAAGAGTTCCGGGAAATTTGTGAATACCGGGATGTTGGTATTCGATAGTGAGCATAAGAAGAACATTTGGATATGTGGAAATACTAACCGGGCATGGGACATTGATTTTTGGAAACCATTGCCACAATAATATAAATATCATGGAAAAGAAATATCAAATAACAAGTTACCAGCTTGTGTATGCCAGTGGTGGCAGGGATACAGTAAAATTGTTCATGCCTGTTATGGTGGATGATTTGGAGAAATACCGTAACAGTATCCGTGCGACACATGACTGCATTGGTGTAAATCTTACTTATACCGAACTGCCATGAATCCATATATAGTTCAAGGCGTAACGCTTGTGTTTTATGACGGAGAACGTGAGGAACTGTCTGTCTTGGATAGTAAGATTACTGACAGACCTCCCAAACTTCTTAAAGAGCAAATTCTTGACGGATTTTCCAAGATGGAGAATCCTCCGGTTAAAGTTGAACTTAAAATAAAATGGTTATGAAGAAAGGTGATAAAGTACGTGAGATAGGTGATACGCTGACAGGTACGATTGTTTATATCGCTAACGGGTATGCTGATGTCAAATATCCTAATATGAAGGGTGTATGCTCGTTGCCGGTCCAATTTCTTGAAAAGGTATGAGAACTGTAAGACAGATAAGCGATGAACTGGATAAACTATATTCAGAGCTTGATATAGTCCAGTCAATGAGTGAGGAATCGGTAAGGCTCACCTTCAACGCTGACTGTAAAGGTAAATATATATCCTTGCTTAATGAAGAAATCGATTCTCTTGAAAACGAGCTTGAAGAATCGGAAAGATATCATGGCAGGAAGCGGAACTTTGTAAGGACTGCGGACCTGCCTTTTTTGTGTTGGTAAATAATAATTTTATATGAGTGAACAGTTAATATACAGTAAGATAGCCAATATCCTCAAAGAAACAAAGGCTATCACCAAATCGGAGAAGAACCAGCAACAGGGGTTCAAATTTCGTGGTATTGACAATGTTATGAACGAACTTCATGAATTATTCTCAAAAAATGAGGTATTCATACTACAGGAAGTGCAGAGCTTCACAACAGAGAACAGGATAACGAAATCCGGCGGTACGAACACATTCACAAGAGCTACGATAAAGTTCAAGTACATGACCACTGACGGATCGTATGTTGAAACGGTAAATGTAGGAGAAGCTCAGGACAGTTCCGATAAGGGTTTTAATAAATGTATGAGCATAGCGTTGAAATATTCTCTACTTCAAATGTTTCTGATTCCTACAGAAGAGCAAAAGGACCCTGACAGCACGACACCTGAGGAAACGGATTTCCTTGCGATGGCATTGCAAGAAGTAAGATCAAGCCTGTCAATCGAGACATTACAGGTAGTATGGGGAAATTATAAGGAATTACAGAGTGACAAACGTTTTGTTGAAGCGGTGACAAGAAGGAAAGGAGAACTGAAATGAAACTAATCAAATCACAAGTCGTTTTCAATCCCGATGAACATACTTATATGCTAGGAGATAAGGAACTAAGTGGTATTACTTCCGTGATAAGCAGACAGCTTTTCCCCGATAAATACCGTGATGTTCCCGAATACGTGTTAAGGAAAGCGGCTGAAAGAGGTACTATGATCCATAGTATCTGCGAACTTGTCGATGATATGGGGATAACTCATGACAGCGATGAAGCACAAGGATACAAGGAGCTGAAAGACGATTGGGGATTGAGGTACGAATGTTCCGAATATCTTGTATCTGACAATGAGGACTATGCAAGCTGTATCGACAAGGTTTATCGCGAAAATGAAACTGATTTTACTTTGGGAGATATAAAGACCACCTACGTACTTGACAAGGAATCTGTAAGATGGCAGTTGAGTATATATGCATACCTTTTTGAGTTGCAGAATCCGGGATGCAATGCGGTAAGGCTTATAGGTATATGGTTGAGAGGCAAAAACCATGAGATAGTAGAAGTCGAGAGAATACCATCAGAAGTTGTAATGAATCTGTTGAAATGTGATTCGGAAGGCAGACAGTTTGTGAATCCCTATTCCATATCCCCTGTTACTCTTCCTGACGAGTACCGAAAGATGGAGAGGACAATACAGGAAATTGTGTCACAGGCAAAATACTGGTCTGATAAAAAGAAAGAAATAACTGATGGCGTTATGATGGCTATGGTAGAAGCCGGTGAATATAGTTGGAAAGGTGATATCATATCATTTACTCGCAAAAAGGACACTATCAGAAAGGATTTCGACAAGAAGGCGTTTGAGAAAGATTATCCTGATTTGTATAAGAAATATTTAAAAGAGATTCCAGTAGTTGGAAGTGTAACATTAAAAACAATATAATTATGGCAATTTTAAGTGGTTCTATCTGTCTCTCTGATATACCTCGTGAGCAGATGAAGAAAATTAAGTGTAAAGACGGAGTTGAAAGAATCTATGTGAATGTGGCTGTTATCGAGCGCAAAGAGAAATCCCAGTTCGGACATACGCATTTCATCACTTGTTCTCCTAAAAAGGAAGAACGGGTAGAAGGAAGGAACTATATCTGCGGAGACCTCAAAGAGTTTGTACCTCAGAATACATCACCTAGCCCAGAGGATATAAATAATGCGCCAAGCGTGTCGGATGATGATCTGCCATTTTAGCCTATGAAATACGATGGTTCCAATCCTCTCCACGTCCAGCAGGCAAGAGCGAAGCTGGAGAAGTTGATAAAGGAACAGAAGGTGTTTGAATTGACGGAAAAGAAACCGCAAAGATCTTTAAATCAGAACAAATACCTTCATGTCTGCCTTGCTTATTTCGGTTGCCAGGTCGGCGAGACGATGGAATATGTAAAGCGGAACTACTACAAGATTCTCTGCAACAAAGACACTTTCGTCCGTGAGAGAGAAGACAAGTTTCTTGGGAGAATAAAATACTTAAGAAGTTCGTCTGACCTTGATAGTACAGAGTTTAGCCTAACTATTGAGCGGTTTCGGAATTTTTCGAGTGCCCAATGTGGTATATATATCCCATCTCCAGACGAAGAACGTTTGATTCAGTTGATGGAGATAGAGGTTGAACAAAGTAAGTTTCATATTTAAATGAAACTTACTTTGACAAAACAAGAAGTGCTTCTCATCCAGTTACTTCTTCATATTTATAAAAACGAGTTGCCCGATGACGGAACAGAGAAGCATGGACGTTTTGTCGGGAAGCTGTACAAGAAAATCAAAAGACAAGTTATTAATCAATTAAAGCAATAAAATTATGGAAAGCAACATATCACGAGATCATATTGCGCTTGAAGCGATGAAGTGTATGATGATGACAGCAAAACGCAGAAGAACTTTATGGAATAGGGTTGTAACATTGTTTTTCCCGTCCAAAGAAGCTAGTGTTACAAACTACTACTATGAAGGACAGGCTAAATCAGCTTATCAGATAGCTGATGCGATGATTAAGGAACGTAATAAGACAAAGGAGGAATGATTTATGTCAAAAAAAGGAAACAACTTTAACAAGAAAGTTCAGATGCATCTTGCTTGTTCTGGATATAGCCCTACCAGACCTGAAATGTGTTGTATCTATTTCAGAAACGGATTTGCATACGCAAGTGACGGACATATTTTGGCAAAAAACAGAATTTCCGAAATATCGGGATTGGAGGATCATGAGATAACCGCACTTGACGGAAAATTTCTTCACGCTGACTTCTACAAAGATATGTTGAAATACGATAATATTATGATTGCCGAAGATGGCATAGAATGCAGCAAGGATAATGATAAAGTATTTTTTTACTTTTCCACATTTGATAAATACCCTGATGCGGAAAAAGTCTTGCAGGAGGCCTTGAATACGCAGACTACTCCACTTCCACAAGTAAGGTTTGACATGAAGATTATACAACGGTTGAATAAATCTCTTTTTGAAAGCGACAAGTGCGTTGCTACATTTAAGGGTACTAATAAAGTTATTGTTTTTGATAGTATGATGGAGGGTGTAAGCAGTGTCGGATTGCTTATGCCGTGTTATAGTGAAGATACGGAGGAGTAATATGGAAGAGTTTATTTCAGACTGGTTCATTCCTATGGATTTCGGTAATGACCTGCCGGATGAAGAGCCAGATGGTGAGGATAATTTTAATTTTGATTAAGTGCATTTGTTTACATGCCTGCTCTGTCTGTGAAGATATAGTGGGCGAAAATGGGGCGTAAGCACTGGCTGTGTTCCTTATTATGGATAAGTGCACAATATACATTGTAAGGGCTTGTTGATTTATGAAGCTTCAATCGGCAAGTTAATCATGATTGCTGGCACTGCCCAATTATG